CTAGCCCCTTCAACCGACGTCGGGCTGCTGATCGAGCAGGCCTATCCCGACGTCAAAGTCCACTACCGTGACCAAGGAGATGACACATGGACATCGGCGGAGTCGTCCGCGTCGGCGAGCGCAAGCCAACCGACATCCCCATCGCTGCGCCCGACCCTGTACGGGAAAGGCCCGATCCAGGTGAAGTACACATACCAGCCGCTGCCCCCGCTGCAGAACCCGCTCCCGCCGTTGGCGAGCCCGCCACCATCGAGCCCACCGAGTCCGTTCCAGCATAACTCGTTGATGATGCAGCAGCATCATCTAGCCCTCGCACAGAAGATGATGGATGACTTGATTCGCGACCTGGCTGCCGACCTGCACACCCCGCTGATCGCAGCCAAGCCGAAACCGAAACCACCGAGACCATCGCTTCTCCGCCGGCTGCTCTCGACCAACTGGTTTTGGTGGGCGTTCTTGTTCTGCTTCTTCTACGGCCTGATGCACCTGCTGAAGCCATGACCTACCGAGAGCACCGCATCCGGGGCAGCCTGCAGTCTCACGTCTCGTCGGCGGCTGCGTCTGACCCGGAGGTGGTCGCCGAGTTGCAACGGCAGGTCTACCACGCCGACCGCGGCATCTACTTCACGAAGAAGCAGCTCGCCGCGATGCCGTGGGACGTGCGTGGCTTCATCGAGGCGCAGGGGCGTCGGATCTTCGGGCCACGGCGAGGTGCCACATGAGCAAACGCATTCGCTCGCGCAAGATCGCTCTGACGCTCGAGGGGCAGTACACCGCTCTCGGCATGCGTCCGGTCGGGGCGATGGAGCCGCTGCAACGCTGGTTCGCGACCGAGCCGTGGATGGGTGGTTTCATCTCGGCGGCGGCGTTCCGGCAGGTCGAGTGGGACCGCCGCGCCCGCGAACTGCGCGAAGCGATTCGCCGGCGCGATGCCAAGCGCGCGCGCGATCCGGGGCCTGACGTATCCGGCCGCTTCGACGTCAATCCGTTCCTGGTCGCGAAGGGGCACAAGGTCGAGGTGGCGCCGAAGCATCTCCGATCAGATCCGGACTCGCAGTCGTTCCCGAAGCGGATGACGACCCAGCGGGTCATCGATCGCCTGAAGGCGCGCGGCACGATCAGCCACCGCGAATGGATGGCGGGCACCGTGCTGTGGGAACGCTGGAGCCAAGCGGTCACCGGAGACCGCCTCGTCTCAGCTTATGAATTCATCACGACCTATGGGTCGCCGAACATCGACCGCCTCGTCGAGAAACGGCTCGATGCTGCAATGGTCTATCTGGACTGCATGGCGCTCATCCCGGTGCGCTTCCGAGGTGTCGTAATGCACGTCGTGGTCGACGACCTGGACCTGTCGGCCTGGGGCGTGAAAACGGCCAAAAGCGAGAGGTCAAGGAGACGTCGGGCGGCGAAGCTTCTAACCCGCGGCCTGTCTGCATTGGCTAAGGGTTTGGGGTATTGATTCCGTGGCCGTAGATCTGTATAGGGTTGCCTCAGTTGAAGTTGCGCCCGCCGGGAAGTTTCCCCGAGCGGGCTTTTTCATGGGTGCACGCCAGTGAACCTTCAGCCCTTGATCCGCGACTGGCACGCCCACGAGCTACAGGCCGACTATGGCCTCGACGGCGTCCGCCTGGTGATGGGCTGCCCGGTGTGGGGCGACCTCTACGTCGACCAGTTCCTCGGCTATTGCCTGCCGTCGTTGGTCGCGAACAAGATCGATGGCTGCGCGCTCGTGTTGTTCGTCGATGGCCCGACCGAGCAGCGTCTGCTGGGCTACCCCTGTCCCATCCCGACGATCTTCCGGCGCCTGCCCGAGCCGATCATGGAAGGCCTCTACGCCGAGCCCGGCCACAAGTATTTTCTGCTCGCCGCGGCGCACAACCTGCTGATCCACCAAGCTGCCAAGGTCGGCGCCGGCTTCCACATGACAGTGCCGGACACGGTCTACAGCGTGAACTACTTCGAAAACCTCGAGCGCCTCGGCAAGCAGCACGCGGCGATCGCACACACCGGCTTTGCCATCGTGCCGAGGACTGGCCTGCCGGTGCTGGACGGTTTCCGTCAGGCCAGCACGCTGAAGATCTCCGCCGCTGATCTCGGCCGCATCGGCTGGGAGCATCTGAACCCGCAGTGGGCCAGCTGGACGATGGACGACATCACCGACTTTCAGTCGTCCGGTGAAAACGGACAACTGCCGCTGATGCCGTCGTCGCACTACATCCACTGGCGCGGCCGCGACGCGTACCGCATCCACTGCGCGCACCAGAGCGCCGCCTGGATCAGCCCGGAGCGTTGCAAGCAGGTCACCCCCGAGCTTGGCGGCACGGTCGACTCCGAGCTGCCGCGCTACCTGGCCGGTGATTTCTATGCGCCGACGCTGGCCGACGATATGACCTACATCGTCATCGCCTGCGAATCGCCGGTCGACGGCCGCGTCCCGTTCGAGGTGTTCCAGAAGGAGTTCTGGCGATTCATCGGGTCAGACCGCCGGTTCATGCCGTACTTTCTCGCCCCGTGCGTGGTGCCAGCGCCCCACGACGAGAGCGCGCCCGATGACGCCGAGTTGGACCGGCGCCTGGCCGCTCTGATAGCCCGGCTGGAGGCGTGAGGCTGGGATATTCCCGTCTATAAAAACGGAAAACGCCGGCCATCAGGGGTAACCCCGAGGGCCGGCGATGTTGGTAGCGGCGGCTGACGGCTAGTCGACGATCTTGTAGACCCGCCCGCGCTCGGCGTCCCCCGACTCGATCTTCAGCCCGAGCTTCTTCTTCAACGCCCCGGCCATCGCGCCGCGGACCGTGTGGCGCTGCCAGTCGAACGCCTTGCAGGCCTCGTCGAGCGTCATGCCGTCAGGGCGCCGGAGCATTTCGATCATCTTCTCCTGCTTCGATCCGGTGCGCTTGGCGCCGGGGGCCTTGGTGCCCTTCTGCGTCTTGGGCGCCTTCGGAGCCTTCGACTTCTTCGCTTTCGTCTTGGTGGTCATCGTATCGTCCTCTTACGGGTGGCGGCCAAAATAGCGCGTGGCGCCGTCGCGCTTCTCCTTGGTGAGAATGAGTCCCGCGGCTTTCGCCTGCGCGGGCATGCTGACGCTGGGCCAGCCGGTAGCGGCGAGAACCTCCTTCGTGGTGCAGCCCTCTGGTCGCTGGAGCAGGGCGGAGATCACGTGGACCTTCGAGCGGCCCGACGGCGCCGGGCTGGGAGCCTCACCGGGCTTCGCCGGCGGCTTGTAGTGCAGCGACCAAGGCTTCGCGACGCTGATGACGTAGGTCTCGTCGTCGCCGCAGACCACGCGCTGGATCGGCAACGCGACGACGTCGTGGGCGTCGGCGAGAGCGGCGAAGTTTTCGTAACGGGCGAGGACGCTCTTGCTGCCGTCGCTGTGCCTGACGCTGACAACCACCGGCAACTCGGGGCGATCGAAGAGCGCGGGGTTGACGGTCGGCCGTGGCCTGTTCGAGTGGTCGCGGAACGGCGCCCAATCCCGGCGAGGCGTGTTCAGGTTGCGCGCCTCCTCGTTGGTGAGCCGCCGCACGTTGGGGCGGAGCAGGAAGGCGGGGATCGCGAGGTCGTCGGTCACGGCGGCCTCCTAGCGCACGCCAATCGCGAGCGTGACTACATGGAACTGGTCAGGCCAGCGGCGGGCGAAAACTTGGCAGACGCCGCCCGCCTCGGTCTCGCGGACGATGCGGTTGCAGGCGTCGCGGTGAAGCTGGAGATAAATCTCGATCGTCGAGAGCGGCGCGCGCATCACGAAGGCCGGCTTGGCTTCGGGCGCGGCCTTCTGGTGGAGGAAGAGGTCGTAAAGCTGGGTGGTCATCTGAAGCCCCTTGGCTTGCCCGGCTGGACCATTCCGGCCGGTCCCGAACACATCGCTCCGACAAGCGCTCCACTCAAGCGCCCAGGCCGTTCTGGAATGGCAAAGACCGCCCGGCCACGAGCACAAAATAACTCCGGAAATGCTGGGCTTTAGGGCCCCACAGGGCCCGAACGGGCGGGAACGGCAGGATGCCCCAGGCAAAGCGAAAATCCGCCCCTGAGCAGGGAATTTCGGCACCCGGAGCAGGGAATTGGCCCGCCGACAAGGTCGAGCGCCGGCCGATCGATAGCCTAGTGCCGCACGTCAACAACGCCCGGACGCACTCGGACCAGCAGATCGACCAGCTGGCCGCCTCGATGCGGGAGTGGGGTTGGACCAGCCCGGTGCTGGTCGACGAGGACGGGACGATCATCGCCGGCCACGGCCGAGTACTCGCCGCTCGCCGGCTCGGCTTCACCGAGGTGCCGGTCATGGTAGCCGTCGGATGGAGCGCCGAGCAGAAGCGGGCTTATGTCCTGGCCGACAACCAGTTGGCGCTGAACGCCGGCTGGAACGACGAGCTGCTGCAGATCGAACTCAAGGGACTCGAGGCGCTGAACTTCGACCTCGGTCTACTCGGCTTCGCTGACCTGCCGGCGCTGCTCGCGAAGGGCGCCGGCAAGACCGACCCGGACGAGACGCCGGAGCCGCCGGCCGAGCCGGTCACGTTCCTCGACGACGTCTGGATCCTCGGCGACCACCGGCTGATCTGCGGCGACTGCACCGTCGGCGATGTCGTGGCCAACCTGCTCGACGGCGCCGCGCCGCACCTGATGGTGACCGACCCGCCGTATGGGGTCGAGTATGACGCGCGCTGGCGCCTCGAGGCGGGGGTGAACAAGGCGCACCAGAAGCGCGCCGAAGGCAAGGTGCTGAACGACGATCGCTCAGACTGGCGTGAGGCTTGGGAGCTGTTCCCAGGCGACATCGCCTACGTCTGGCATGGCGGACTTCACGCCGCGAAGGTTTCGGAAAGCCTGGCGCACTGCGACTTCATCATTCGCTCACAGATCATCTGGAGGAAGACCTCGCTGGTCATGGGGCGCGGGCACTATCACTGGCAGCACGAACCCTGCTGGTACGCGGTCAGGAAGGGTGCGGCCGGAAGCTGGGCGGGCGACCGCAAGCAGTCGACGGTGTGGGATATAGCGAACATGCACCGCACCCAAGGCAACGTCGACGACGGCAAGACGAACCACTCGACACAGAAGCCGGTCGAGTGCATGCGCCGCCCAATCGAGAACAACAGCAAGCCGGGCGACGCGGTGTACGAGCCGTTCTCCGGATCCGGCACCACGATCATCGCCGCCGAGATGACCGGCCGTCGCTGCTACGCCGTCGAGCTCAACCCGGCCTACGTCGATGTCGCCGTGCAGCGGTGGCAACTTTTCACCGGCAAAGAGGCAACCCTCGAAAACGATGGCCGCTCGTTCGCAGCAGTAGCCGCGGAGCGCGTCCAGAAAGGGGCGTGATGGTACGCCCAACGCACGAACCGACCGACTCCAACCGCAAGACCGTCGAGAGCATGTCGGGATACGGGATCCCCGAAGACGACATTGCCCTGGTGATCGGCATCGATCCGAAGACGCTGCGCAAGCACTATCGCCGCGAGTTGGACCTCGGTCACATCAAGGCGAATTCGGCGGTGGCACAGAACCTTTTCAAGAGGGCAACCGGCGATGGCTCGCAATCCGTCACGGCTGCGATCTTTTGGGCCAAGACCCGCATGGGTTGGCGGGAAACCACCAGGCTTGAGCATAGCGGCCCGGAAGGCCGACCTATCCAGCTCGACCTTACGAAGCTGACCGCCGATGAACTTGAGAAGCTCGAGGCAATCATCGGTCCGCTTGCCGAGCGCCCCGACGATGATGAGCCTGATCAGGGCGGAGAAGGAGAGACGTAAGCTCGACGCCGAGCGCGAGCGCGTCAGAAACGACGCCGAGAAGATCAGGGCCCGCTGCAAGTCGTTCGCCGGCTTCGTCCGCGAGGCCTGGCACGTCATCGAGCCGAACACGCCGCTGGTGTGGAACTGGCACCTCGACGCCATCTGCAGCCACCTGGAGGCGGTGACCGACGGCCGCATCAACCGGCTGCTGATCAACGTGCCGCCCGGCTCGTCGAAGTCGCTGATCGTCAGCGTCCTGTTTCAGGCTTGGGAGTGGGGGCCGAAGGGTCTGCGCGCCATGCGCTACCTCGCGACGGCCTTCAACGACGGCCCGGTCAAACGAGACACCCGCAAGTGCCGCGACCTGATGCTGTCGGAGTGGTATCGCTCGCTCTGGCCTGAAGTCGTGCTGACGAGGACCGCCGAGCTATCGTTCGCCAACGACAGCACCGGCACGCGCGAGGGTGTCGCTTTCGGTTCGCTGACCTCGCAGCGCGGCGATCGCCTCCTGATCGACGACCCGCATTCGACCGAAACCGCCGAGAGCCCTGCCGATCGAGTCCGGACGACCCGCATGTTCCGCGAGGGCGCCGTCAACCGCCTCAACGACCAGGAGCGGTCGGCGATCATCGTCATCATGCAGCGGCTGCACGAGGACGACGTCTCCGGCGTGATCAAGAAGCTGGGCATGGACTACGTCCACCTTTGCCTGCCGATGGAGTTCGAGGTCGAGCGTCGGTGCACCACCCGCATCGGCTTCGTCGACCCTCGCGAGAACGATGGCGACCTGCTCGATCCGGTGCGTTTCCCACGCTCGGTCGTCGAAGCCCTGAAGCGTGACATGGGCAGCTACGCCTATGCCGGTCAGTACCAGCAGCGACCGTCACCGCGCGACGGCGGCCTGTTCAAGCGGCAGTGGTTCGAGGGCAAGGTCATCAAAGAGCCGCCGCCCGGGACCAAGTGGGTGCGGCATTGGGATCTGGCGGCGACGAAGCGGGTGACCGCAGCCCGCACCGCTGGCGTCAAGATCGGTCGGACACCGACTGGCCGCTTCGTGGTCGCGCACGTCGTCAAGACGCAGGACGAGGGCAGCGAGATCCGCAAGCTGATCAAGGCCGTGGCCGAGGCCGACGGTAGGGACGTCGAGATCAGCCTGCCGCAGGATCCCGGCCAGGCCGGCAAGGTCCAGGCGCAGGACTTCGTGGCGATGCTCGCCGGCTGGCGGGTGAGGGCTGAACCTGAAACTGGCGACAAGGTGACCCGCGCGCAGCCGTTCTCGGCGCAGTGCGAGGCCGGAAACGTCGACCTGGTCGAGGGCGCCTGGAACCAGGACTACCTCGACGAGCTCTGCCTCTTTCCGAGCGGCACGTTCAAGGACCAGGTCGATGCATCATCGGGTGCGTTCGGGCGGCTCGTCACCGCCGCGAGAGCACCTGCCGCGCAGTCCGGCGCCACGCGGAGGAATTGACCATGGCGAAGGGACCGAACGTAGCGAATAGGGCGGCCGACCCCAGCACGCCATCTCTTGCGAACGCCTCGCTCGCCCCGATGTGGGGGATGATCAAAGACATCCTCGCCGGCGCCAAGGCAGTGCGGGCGGCCGGCAAGACCTACCTGCCGAAGTTCCCGGCCGAGTCCAACGACGAATATGACCGGCGCAAGGATTCGGCGCCGTGGCGGCCGGAGTTCGAGGACGCGATCCGCGCGATCAGCGCGAGGCCGTTTACCGATGAGGTCAAGCTCGTCGGTGAGCCGTCGGGCGACATCGCGCAGCTGGCAGACGACATCGACGGCCGCGGAAACAACCTGAACACTTTCGCGAAGGACGTCTTCGAAGGCGGCGTCACGCTCGGCGCGCATGGCATCCTGGTTGACTTCCCGAGCATGCAGGCCGGAGCAACGATCGCCGATGAAAAGGCGGCGGGCGCGCGGCCCTATTGGGTGTCCGTCGGCGCCGACGAGATCATCGCCATGCGCACCACGAAGATCGGTCGCCGCGAGGTCGTCACTCACCTTCGCCTGAAGGAAACGGCGATCGAGACGAACGGCTTCGAAGAGAAGACCGTCGACCGGATTCGCGTGCTCGAGCCCGGCAAGTGGGAGATCTGGAAGCCGGTCGCGAATATCGCTGGCTCCATGGAATGGGTGATCGAAAGCGAAGGCAAGCTCACGCTCGACGAGGTGCCGTTCGTTTTTTACGCCACCGCCAAGCGTATCGGCTCGCAATACGTCAGGCCGCCGCTGCTCGACCTGGCCGACATGCAGATCGAGCTCTATCGGTTTCTGTCGACTGAGGAGCAGATCTACACCATTGCCGGATCGCCGATGCTCACGGCCAATGGCATGTCGGCACCAACGGACGGCGGCGCCGTCGAGACCGGCCCGGGGCGCGTGCTGTATGCCCCCGGCTTTGAGCGCATCGCGACCAGCTGGGACTATATCCAGCCCGACGCCGCCAACCTGACCGCGATCAGTGCGAAGGCGGCCGGGATCATCGAAGACATGCGCCGCCTCGGCCTGCAGCCGATGCTGCCGAAGACCGGCAACATCACGGCGACCGCGTCGGGCGTCGAGGCGGCGAAAGCCCACTCGGCAGTCGGCACCTGGGCGAACGGACTGAAGGACGCGCTTGAGCAGGCCTGGGTCTTCACCGCGAAGTGGATGAAGTCGAGCGAGGCCGTTTCGGTTTCGGTCAACACCGACTTTGGCGTCGGCCTGTACGAAGCCGACGACCTCCGCGTCCTGCTGGACTCCTACAAGGCCAACGTCATCAGCAGCGAGACCTACATCGACGAGCTCATCCGTCGCGATCTGCTCGGTCCGCAGTTCGATCCCGAGGCCAACACAGAGCAACTCCTAGCCGCTGTTCCCGTCGACATCCCCGACATCGTTCCGCCCGGAGGCGGCGGTCCGCAGCCGTGAGGGCGACGGGTTGGTATTGGGTGCAAAGGGTGCCCGAGGAAGACTGGCAGCCGGCTCATTGGGGACCGTCGCCCTATCCGCCTGAGTGGCGTTGGCGCCTAGCGACGTATCTCGAACTTCATCGCGGACGACTTCACCGCGTCGGAGGTCGCATTGAGCCTCCTGCAACTGCACACGCCGCTGCCGGTGACGATCACCGCGCGCACGCTGCCACCGGGCGTCAAAAGCAGAAGCGATCGCGGGTGGTGCTACGCGTGGCGAGAGGTCGGCATCGATAGCCATCGGCTTTGGATCGTCGCCATGGACGACACCGGCGAGGTCATCGACTTCCCGCAGACGGAGATCGTGATCGACCACAACTGGTCGATGGGGCGGCGCCAAGCTTCGAAGAAGCGGAGTCCGAAATGATCGATCGACTGACCCAGCACGAAGCCATGCGCCGCGATCTGGCGACGCCGTCTGTGGCCGAGAGCTACCGCCAGGCCAGGCTTGCGCAGATGGACGCCCGGCCGCTGTCCGCCGACGAGCGCAAGCTGCGCGACGCCCTCGCGATCCCGTATGCGCTGCCGCCGCGACGGCCGAGGAACGAACGATGACCGTGCTCGGCATCATCTTCGCCTGCGGGTGCGCCGTCATGGTCGCGCTGGTTCTGCTCGACGTTCCGAAGCGGCGCTGAAACCGAGTCCGCCAAGGCGACGCTCGTCGTCTCGGCACCCCGAGGGCGAAGGCTCTCAACTTCGCGGGCGAAGGTCCGCAAAGGAGCACCACCGTGAAACTGAAGACTGTAGAAGTGAGCGGCAAGACGTATGCCGAGGTTGTCGATGGCAAGCCGGTGTTCGAGGTCGATGGCAAGGACGTCCCGTTCGACGGCCCGGCCGCGGTCGCGACCATCACGCGCGTCACCGATGAGTCCAAGAAGTTCAAGGAGCGCGCGCAGGCCGACGAGGCGAAGCTGAAGACGTTCGAGGGCATCGCTGACCCGGCCAAGGCCCTGAAGGCGCTCGAGACCGTGGCCAACCTGGACGCCGGCAAGCTGATCGAAGCCGGCAAGGTCGAGGAAATGAAGGCCGGCATCATCGCCGCGGAGACGGCAAAGCACGCCAACGAGAAGAAGTCGCTGTCCGAGAAGGTCGACGAGCTCGCCGCCAGCCTGGCGAAGAGCGACGCGGCGTTCTTCAGCGAGAAGGTCGGCGGCGCGTTCGCTCGATCGAAGTTCATCACCGAGAAGACGATCCTGCCGCCGGACGTTGCCCAGGCCACCTTCGGCAACCGTTTCAAGATCGAGGAAGGCAAGATCATCGGCCTCGGCGCTGACGGCCAGCCGATCTACTCCAAGTCGAAGGCCGGCGAGATTGCGGACTTCGACGAGGCCATCGAGAGCATGCTCGACGGGCACCCCAACCGTGACCGCCTCCTGGTCGGCACCGGCCAGTCCGGCACCGGCAAGAAGGGCAACGAGGGCGGCGGCAGCGGCGGCAAGACAGTCGCGCGCAGCGAGTTCAGCAAGCTCGATCCCACGACGCAGATGACCCGGATGCGCGAGGGCTACCAACTCGTCGACGGCTGATCGCCGCCGACTAAAACCCGCCAATTGGCGGATTTCGACCGCGCTCACTGAGGGACCCGCCGGCCGAAGGGCTGGCGCGGTCTGAGCGCCCGCAAAGCCACCCGAACGGGCCTTTGCAAAGCCGAAGGGCTGCTTCCCCACCGAACGCCACCCACAACATAGGAGGCCCCTGTGGCCAACACTCTGACTGGTCTTATTCCGACCATCTACACCGGTCTCGACATCGTCTCGCGCGAGCTGATCGGTTTCATCCCGAACGTCTCTCGCGATGCCAAGGCCGACTCCGCTGCGCTCAACCAGACCGTTCGCTCGCACGTCGTGCCGGCGATCGCGACCGAAGACATCTCCGCGGGCGCCACTCCGGCTGACTCCGGCGACATGACGGTCGGCTACGTCGACGTCACCATCACCAAGTCGAAGGCGGCGCCGATCCGCTGGACCGGTGAGGAGCAGCTGTCCGTCGGCGGGCAACTCAACCCGATCCTGGTCGATCAGTTCGCCCAGGCATTCCGCGTCCTCGCCAATGCGGTCGAGGTCGACCTTGCGGCCCTCTACAAGAAGGCCTCGCGCGCCTACGGCACCGCCGCTTCGACGCCGTTCGGCACTGCCTCGGATCTCAGCGATCTGGCACAGATCAACAAGATCCTCGACGACAACGGCGCGCCCGCGACCGGTCGCATCCTGATCCTGGGCTCGGCCGCTCGCGCCAACCTGGAAGGCAAGCACTCCGAACTGTTCCGAGTGAACGAGGCCGGCGATGCCGGTGCCATGTTGCGTCAGCGCATGATGCGCCAGCTGCAGGGATTCACCATGGGCTACTCGGCGGGCATTGCATCTCAGACCGGCGGCGCCGGCACTGGCTACCTCGTCAACAACGCCGCCACCATCCTGGTCGGCGCCACCACGGTCGCTGTCGATACCGGCACGGCGAACACCACCGGCATCCAGGCCGGTGATGTGATCACCTTCGGCACCTCCGACAAGTACATCGTCGGCACCGGCATCACGACTGCGGCCGGCAACATCGTCATCAACAACCCCGGCATCGTGAAGGCCGCGATTGCCGACAACCAGGCGATCAACGTCTCGGCGAGCTACACCGCCAACATGGCGTTCACGCAGAACGCCCTGGTCTTGGCGGCTCGCACGCCTGCGATGCCGGCGGGCGGTGACTCGGCCGATGACGTGATCAACGTCACGGATCCGGTCTCCGGGCTCACCTTCCAGATCGCCTACTATCGCCAGTATCGCCGCACCAAGATCGAGGTCGGCTTGGCGTGGGGCGTCCAGATGGCGAAGCCGGAGCACTGCGCCGTCCTGATGGGCGCCTAAGCCTACTGAAACGATACGGGGCGGTCGAAGTGGGCCGCCCCGCCTTTCTCTCGCAGAAGGAAACCAAATGGCCGCCCTCACGCCGGAAATCGTCGCCGCGGTCATCGATCAGGTCCGGCCCAAATACACGCTCACTCCGCCCCAGGCGCTTGAGATCACCATCCGCCGCGTGATCGACGCCATCGAGAAGAACATTCCCGGTGACCTGGTCGAGTGCGGCACCTGGATGGGCGGCTGCAGCTACGCCATGCTGCATGTCCAGCGCGCGATCTACGGAGAAATCCGCCGGCCCGTGTGGATGTACGACAGCTTTGAAGGCATGTCCCCGCCGTCGAAGGAGGACGGAAATCACGCCGCCGGATGGTACGGCGAGCAGACGAACCTGCCCCGCGACGTTGCGAGCAATCACTACTGCATCGCGCCATATCCGCTGGTGGTCGCTGCGGTCGCCGAGCAGGGTTTCCAAGACCACGTCATCCTGCGCAAAGGCTGGCTGGCCGACACGCTGCCAGAGCGCAAGCCCGACCAGGTCGCCGTCCTGCGCATCGATTGCGACTGGTATGAGCCGGTGATGTGCTGCCTCGAGCAGCTGGTCCCGAACGTGTCGGTCGACGGGTCGATCATCCTGGACGATTACTACGCCTGGGAGGGCTGCACGCTGGCCACCCACGAGTACCTCGCCAAGCACAACCACCCGTGGATCATCCGGTCGATCGAGGATGGCCACGGCTGCTGGATGATCAAGCGGCCGGCGACCTGGTAACCGAGTGACCACGGAGGCTGACCATGTCGCTGATCGTCGAAGACGGCACCGCTCCGGCTGGCGCTGATACCTATGCCTCGCTCGCTACGATCAACGCCTATGCGCTCTCGCGCGGGCTGACGTTCGCCATCACCGGCGCCGACACCACGCCAGCCGAACAGGCCGCCCGCCGCGCCTTCGTCTTCATCAACACTCGCTACCGGTCGCGGTTCACGGGCATCCGCACCTATCGGCGCCTGCAGTCGGGCGAGTTCCCGCGATACAATTGCTATGACGCGCAGGACCCGCCTTCGTACCTGCACTTCAATGAGATCCCGCAGGAGATCATCGACGCTCAGTGCGAGGCGGCGATCCGCGAGAAGGCGACGCCTGGTTACCTCAACCCGGATGTAACCCCAGGCAAGATCAAGAAGTCGTTCAGCGCCGGTGGTGTCGCCGTCGTCTACGAGGTCGGTTCATCGGGCGCGGGAGGACAGAGGCCCGACATGGCCGTGATCGACGAGATCCTGTCGTCGTTGATTGGCAGGTCCTCGGGCTATTCCGGAAAGTCTCTCCGCGGATGACGATTTACGATGATCTCCGGGACGCCGCAGTCGAGGCCTTGGGTGAGCTCGCGCAGGGCACCGTCACCCTCACCAGGACGACGCGCGCCGCCACGACCTCCTACGACCCGGGCGCGGTCACCGGGGTGGCCGTCTACACGCTCGACGCCGTCGTATCGGGGGTGTCCAGGAAGTATGTCGACGGAACGCTGATCTTGGCGTCCGATCTCCAGCTTACGGTCTCGCCGCAGGCCACGCTTTCTGACGGCACCACGGTCGCCGACGTAGCACCGCTGATGACGGATGGGATCTCGGTCGACGGCAAGGACCGCAAGGTGAAGAAGATACTGGCCACGCCGGCGGCCGGGACTGCAGCGGTCTATCTGATCTTCATCGAGGGCTGAGCATGACCGTCATGTCGGGAAACGAACTCGGCCGCGAACTGTGCAAGCTATTCGGACTGGACGAAGGGAACGTCAGTAAGATCACGATAGTTGCCGAGGCCGGAGCGGTCGCCCTGGTCACGGTCGAGAGGGCTATTCCGGTCGTCGACAAGGATGCGTTGATCGAGACACTGACGACGTTTCACGACTGGAAGAAATTCAAGGTGGTCGAGACCGACAAGAAGGCCGACTAAATGGCCAGCCGGTCGACCCTGCAGGACCGGATCCAGGCCCTGCTGACAAAGTATGAGCCGCAGATCCGAGACGCCTTCCTGGCGTCGATCAGCGACATCACGAACCGCGCCAAACTCGGCGCCATCATCGCCGCCTTGGAGCGCGGGGACATCGAGGGGGCGCTGGCGGCAGTCCATGTCGAGCCGGCGGCATTCCAGCCACTCGAGTCCGCGATCCGGACCGGCTTCGTGCAGGCGGCCACCACGACGGCAGCCGCGATCCCGGCCCAGGTCGTTGTCCGCTTCGATGCGCGCAACCCGGCGGCCGAGCAGTGGCTGTCGACGCACTCGTCCCAGGCCATCGTCGAAATCGTCGCCGACCAGCGCACTGCAGTCCGGATCGCGCTGACGGACGGCATGGCCCGCGGCGACAATCCGCGGACCACGGCGCTCAACGTGGTCGGCCGCATCGGACAGTCGGGGCGCCGGGAAGGCGGCATCGTCGGGTTGACCTCGCAGATGGAGCGGTACGTCGCTAACGCGCGCGCCGAGCTGACCAGCGGAAACCCGGTCACCATGCGTGGCTACTTCACCCGGCTGCGCCGCGACAAGCGGTTCGACGGCATCGTGCTCAAGGCCATCAAGGACGGAAAGCCGGTGGACGCCGCGACGGTGAGCCGGCTGACCAGCCGCTATGCCGATCGCCTGCTGGCGCTGCGCGGCGAGACTATCGGCCGAACCGAAAGCATGGCCTCGATCCACGAGGCCCAGCACCAGGCTTATCTGCAGGCGGTCGGGAAGGGCGCCGTCAAGGCCTCCGCTGTTCGCCGCACCTGGATCGCCACAAAGGACTCGAGGACGCGCGACAGCCACCGGCACCTGGACGGCACCACCGTCGGGCTCAATGAGCGGTTTCCCAACGGCTGCCTATTCCCGGGCGACCCGTCGGCCGATATCGCCGAGATCGCGAACTGCCGCTGCCATTTGATGGTCCGCATCGATCGCCTCTCGAACCTGGAGTGACCGGCGATGGCGCAGCAGTCGTTCCAGAGTTCAATCGATGCCTGGGTGCAGAAGACGAAGGCCCGCATGGAGGCGGTGGTCAAAAACGCCGCCGAGTCGGTGATCGAGGAAGTCGTCTTACGTTGTCCCGTGGACACGGGCTTCTTACGAGCCTCTCTGACGGCCTCGCTCGACGGTCCTCTGCCGATGCGGAACGACAAGCCTGCGGGTGCGGCGCCGAATTCATTCGACGCCCAGGACGTCTCTCTGGTGATCGAAGGCGCGCAGCTGGGCCAGACCATCTACGCTTCGTTCACCGCCCGTTACGCCAGCTTCGTGGAATATGGAACGAAGCACACAAACCCCGTCGGCATGGTGAGATTGTCCGCGGCCAACTGGGGTTTTCATGTCGAAAGCGCTGTAAGGCAGGCAAAGGCTGCGGTAAATTCAGCGGGCCGCTAAGGGACTGGAACTCCCCTAGCGACCCTAACCAAACGCAACCCATTGGAGGGGTTGGAATGGCTCGCAAACGCATATGCTCAGTCGATGGCTGCGGCAACCCCACGCAAGGGGCTGGCTATTGCTCTGGTCACTACAAGCGACTGCTAAGATACGGCGATCCGCTAGGTCGCCCCAAATTCAAGAACGGCGGCAAATGTCTGGTCGGCGGGTGTCTCGGAGTGGCGCGTTCAAAGGGGATGTGCCGTCGCCACTTTTTGAGGTTCAAGGATCACGGCGATCCGTTGGCTGGCCGGACGCCTGAAGGCGTTCCCGAAGCGTGGCTCCGATCCCATGCGACGCACGACGAACCGGGTTGTCTTATCTGGCCTTTTAGCAAGGGCAAAAAATACGGGCACGTCACGTTTGACGGACGAAAGACGACGCCCCACCGCGCAATGTGCGAGTTGGTGAATGGGCCGCCACCATCCGCCTCTCATGAGGCTGCGCATGACTGCGGAAAAGGCCACGAGGGTTGTGTCCACCCGGGCCATCTACGCTGGGACACGTCGAAGGGAAACCACGCCGACAGGTTGATCCACGGCACGCACACTCGCGGCGAGCGCAACGGCTGGGCAAAACTGGACCGCGAGAATGTCAGAGAGATTCGCCGCCTACACGGTGTCGTGAAAATGAAGGAGATTGCCGAACGGTTCGGCGTTCACATCGGCACCGTCGAGAAGATCATTGCCGGTCGCGCGTGGGCTTGGCTGGACTAGGCGTCTCGTTCGCCGCAATAAGCGCGGCCATGAAGAGCATCAGGCAGCGGTGCGAGGCTTTCAGCGCGGTGTCTCCGCGCGTCGTCTGACCGGTCAGCGGCTCGAGCTCGAACGCCATCCTGTGCAGGACGTCCTGAACTTCCATGTCTGATAGCGGGGCGGTCTTGGGGCGCGGCTTGTCGTCCAAGCTCTTCTCCAGCGGTGGTCGCCCCACGCAACCGGCGGAGACCATAGACCATGACCGACGCCGTCGAAACCACGATTACCAAGCTGTTGATGGACAGGCTGCTTGCCTTTGCCTCCGCGCAGTCCCTGCAGGTTGCCTGGCCGAACCTGGCCTTCGATCCGCCGGCGGCGACCTACCTGAAGGCGGACCTTCTGTGGAACCGCAAGAACAACATCGGGATCCCCGATGACAGCACGACCGAGCATCGCGGAATCTTCCAGGTGACTGTGATCGCCTCGGCGAATTCCGGCATCGTCTCTCCGACCAACGTCGCTGGCGCCATCGTCTCGCAGTTCAGTCGAACCGCATCAATGTCGCTCGGCAGCCTGGCCGTCGTCGTCGACTCCGAGCCCTCGCTTGGACCCATGCCGCAGGCCGCCGACCGCTTTCGGATACCGGTGTCGATCCCGTTTTACGCCTTCAACTGAATTCCCGGCATCCGACCGGGATAACACCCCCTCGCGTCCTGCGTGGGGTCTCTTGCCATGACAAAGGAGCACCCCCATGGCCATCCACAAAACTGCTGGCGCGAAGGTCTACATTCTGACGACTGCCGTCGACCCGAACGTCATCAACGCCTACGGCACTGACGCCTCGGCGATCGCGTACTTCACCGCCCTGAGCGGTTGGATCGAGATCGAGGAAGTCGAGAACCTCGGCAGCATCGGCGACCAGTCCAACCCGATCAACTTCACCTCGATCAACAACCGCCGCACCCGCGCCCTCAAGGGTCCGCGTGATGCGGGCACGCACCAGATCGTCTGCGGTCGTGATCCGCTCGCAGCCGGGCAGATCGCGATGATGACGGCGCAGGCGACTGACTACAACTTCCCGTTCCGCGTCACCCTGGCGGACATCCCGCCGGGCACCACCACGCCGACGCAGATGTACTACGCCGGCATGGTGATGTCGGACCCGACGAACCTGGCCGACGTGAACGCGGTCACGCGCCGCGACTTCAACGTCAAGATCAACACGAAGCTGTACGAAATTGCTGCCGTCTGATCGCTGACACGACCGCCGGCCGTCTCACAAACGGCCGGCGTTTTCTCGCGCAACAGAGAGAGGAACAATGGAAAAGCCAGCCACCAAGGCCGACGATGCGTTCGATATCGGCGCGCTTCAGGCAGCCGACACCGCTGTGATGTTCGTAGTTTTCAATGGCGCCCGGACGAAATGGGCCTGGACGTTCGCCGGCCCCGGGCATCCGAAGGCGGTGGCGCAGAGCGCCCGTCTCGCTCGGGAGCGCGCGAAGCGAGAAGCCATGCAGGAGGCGGCTCGCGTCAACGGCCGCAAGTGGAAGCCGGAAGCGAAGTCGGATGACGACACCAAGGTGTCCAACGTCGAGTTCATCCTCGAGCGCCTGATCACTTGGAACACGATGCCGTTCAACGGCAAGCCCTACGAGTTCAGCCCGGAGAATGCCCGCGCGATTCTGATGAACGACAGCATGGTCGGCCTGATGATCCAGGCCCTGCAGTTCATCGGCGACGACGATGCTTTTATAAAGGGCTCGGCGACCAGCTAAGGGCGCACGCCGAGCGCGCCTTCGCCCTCGACGCCTTCGTCGAGGGGCGCACTCAACGGGACCGGCTGGAATCCCAACTTGAGCGAGCCGAAGAGTATCTCGCCAAAGGGATAAAGGTCGACGAGGCCAAGGCCCGGGTCGCCGCACTGCAGGCCGACCTGGTCGTGCCGCCGTTCCCGGTGGCGATGGCCTACCTCTGGAAGGCCTACATGCGGCTCCGGCGCCGCAAGTCGATGGGCTTCAACGGCCTCAACAAGATCGAATGGCCGGACATCGACGCCTTCATGCGGGCCTCCCGGTTTCCGCTCGCGCCGTGGGAAATCGAGATCATCGAAGACCTCGACGACATCTACTGCAGGGTCTCGGCGGACATCCGCGCCGGAACGGCCGGCACCGCCAGCCAGTCCGACACAGCCATCGCCGACAGCTTGAAGAGTGTCGCGAAACAGTAGGGAGGCCGCCGTGGAAGACATCGCCTCCCTTGGTCTGTCGATCGACAGCAGTCCGCTCACCGAGACCAACCGCCAGCTCGACAAGTTTCCCGCGTCAGCCGGCGCTGCGGAACGTTCCGCCAAGAGTCTCGGTGATGCTGTCGCTGCGGCGTCAGCCAAGGCCGTGGCCGCAACCGGCGCGCAGGCCGCAGCGATGGACGCGGCCGTCGCGAACGTCACGCGCGGCCGCACTCAGTACGACATCATGGGCGCGAGCGTGACCAAGGCCGCCGCCGCCATGGACACGATCGTTCAGAAGTCTGCCGGCATGCGGGCGCTCTCCGACGCCATCGACGCCGCATCAGTGAAGAACACGAAGCTGGCCGCAAGCACGGCCCAGGCCGCGAGCGCCTTGCCGGCGGTTGCCGCATCGGCGGCCGCAACGCAGGCCAAAGTCGACGCCGCGACGGTTGCGGTCAACAAACTGTCGGACGCCCTGGCCTTCGGTTCATCGCGAACCGTAGGCAAGGCGGCAGAGAGTGCCGGCACCGCCCTCGTCGGCGTGCTGGGACCGATCGGCTTGGTCGTTGCTGGCACGGTTGCCGCCGCGGCGGCCTATGCTGTTCTGGTGGTCGAAGCAGCCAAGGTCAGCGACGCCCTGGCCGAACAGCAGCGTCGCCTCGGCACCTTGCTGGGCTCACAAAATCAGGCAGCGGCTGCCTACAAGGATATCGCGGGCTTCGCCTCCGCGGTTGGGATCAGCGTTGGCGATGCCACGGAGAAGTTCGTCGCCTTCGCGCGCGCCGGCCAGGCTGTCGGCGCCGTGCGGCAGAACATCATCGATATCACCTCGGTGGCGGAGAAGCTGACGCAGCTATCCGGAGCCAACCCCGCCGAGGGCGGCGCGGCCCAGCAGGCTCTTGCCGGCATGCTGAAGGACAGCGTGGTCAGCGCCGCGCAGCTCACCACCGTGCTCGACAACGTCCCTCAGATCGTCGGGAAGATCGCAGACGGCCTCGGCGTGTCGGTCACGCAGCTCCGCCTCATGGCGCAGCAGGGCGACCTCTCCAACAAGCAGGTGTTCGATGCCCTGCTGTCGCAGACCAAGGCGGTCGACGCCGAGTTTGCGCAGATGCCGAAGTCGATCGGCAGCACGTTTCGGAGCCTTGGAGACGATCTCGGGCAGCTGTTGATTCGCTTTGCCAACCTCTTGCCGCTGGTGCGGGAATACCGGTCGGCCATCGAATTGGCGGCGGTGGCGGCGAAGGCGCTGAACGACGCCACCAAGCAGGAGACGCCTGCGCAGGTCATCGCGCGGACGGTGCCGCTGATGGGGACTGGCGCGGCCATTGATACGCGCGGTCGCGATGTCCTTGGTATTGGTCAGATGTCGCCGGCGGCCAGCGCTGCCGCCAGCGCAGAGGCCGCAAAGCAAGCGCAGAAGGAATTCTCTGCTGCCATCGCCCAAATGATGGCCGACTTCGAAGACCAGCAGGGCGCTGCGTCGACCGCCGTGCAGAAGCTCGCCGCCCAGGCCATCCTCGATGCTGTCGCGATCGCCGACAAGCTCGACGCCGCGTCCGCGAGCATGAAGGAGTTCCAGCGGCAGACCGAGACGGCGAAGAAGGGTCTCGACGCCATCCAGGGCGGCTTCTCCGGTTTGGATTCCGCGACGGCCGTGCAGCAGACCAAGAGCCTCACGGATGCGCTGCAGCTCCTGCAGGACAAGTCGCTGGAAGCCACGACGGCATACGGAAAGGCGCTTGATGCTCTCGCCCAACACGGGCAGCAGAGCGAGCTCGGCATGACGCCGGGCCAAATCGCCACGCAGGCGCAGGTCAAGACGCTCACCCTGTCGCAGCCAGGCATCCCGACCGAGGCCGCGCAGGGAATTGTGACCGCGCAGCAAGGCCAGATGCTCGACGACATGATCCAGAAGCAGGGTCGCGAGCTCATCGTTCAGACGGCCATTACGCAGGCGCTGAGGGGCGGAAAGGCCGCCGCCGACGAGGCCGCTGTCGCCATGCAGGTGCTTGGCATCGCATTCGAGCAGCTCGGCACACTGACGCCCGAACTGCAGGTCAAGCTCGACGTGCTAGCCCAGACGCTGGGTGACATCAAGCAACAGGCCCGCGAACAGGCGACGATCGAGGCCTCCAAGCCGCTGGAAGATGACCTCGCGGCGATTGCGGCGGCGATGAAGGTGGTCGAGCAGGGCAGCTACGCTATGAAGCTCGCCCAACAGCAGGCCAGGTCCGCGCTCTCGGATAATGGGACCGGCGGCCTGCAGCTGGAAGTCTTCAACGCCCAGCAGGCTTTGACCGATGCCGCGACGCTGAAGAACCTGAGCGACCAACTCGATCTCACGAAGAAGCTGGCCGCCGCCGCCGGCGACGTGGCCGCGCAAAAGAAGATCCAGCTGGATTACGACATCAAGCAAGCTCAGATGAACGCGGCGCCCGGGGCGGCAGCTGGCATCGACCAGAATATGCGGGACCAGGCCGCCGCGAAGCAGACTCTCGACCTGGCCAACGGTTCGGCCGAGATGCAGCGGCAGCTCGACCTCACCAAGCAGCAGACCGACCTGGTGCGCAACGGCTCGGCCGACTACGCCGCCCAGCTCGCCATGATGCAGAAGCGGAACGAGCTCGAACAGAAGTTCGGCGACATCTCGCAAAACACAGAGGCGCAGCGCCAGATCGACCTGGCCGGAGAGCAGGCCCGCGCCAACGTCGACCTCCAGCGCGCCCAGGATGCCGCCGCGCACACGAAGCAGATCTGGCAGAACGCCTACGACAATATCCAGAGCGCCATCGGCGATGCGTTCTACAACGCCTTTAGCACCGGCGTGTTCAACGCCAAGTCGGCCGCCGACGCGATGAAGCAGATTTTCCTTCGCACGCTGGCGGAGATCGCCGCCGCTGCAATCATTCGCCCGATCGTCCAGCCGATCTTCGCGGCCGGTCAGTCGGCCGGCATCATCCCGAACGGCGTCGGCGGTACGTCGGGCATCGGTTCTGGCGGTGGCGGTCTCGGCATGCCGAGCATCGGTGGCACCGGCGCGACCAGCTGGATGGGCGATTTCGGCTCTTGGCTCAACACGCCGTTCATCAGCGCGTTCGCTCCAGCAGTCCCGGCCGGCGGATATACCGATGTCGGTTCGCTCATCAGCGCGCAGAACCTGGGACAAGGTCTGACGCCGCTCGGTGCGTTCGCCGGCGCCGCGTCCATCGGCCTGGGCGCCTATAACCTGATCAACTCCAAGTCGGCGGGCGGTGCCATCGGCGGCGCGGCCAGCATCCTCGGCGGCGGCCTCGGTATCGCTGGCGCGTTGGCGCCTGCGGCTCTCGGCGGGCTGCTCGGCCCGATCGGCATGGGCATCGGCCTGCTCGGCGCCTTCCTGCCCGGACTCCTGGGCGGCAACACTCCGCCTCCGCCAAAGGTGATGGCGACGGGCGGACTCAACTTCAACGCCGGGAAGTGGAACTACAACGGCAGCGAATACAACGGCGGGCAGGGCCTCGGCGGCACGCTCGGCGGCGTCGGCGGCACGATGAAGAGCCTCATGGACGCGGCCGGCGTCACGAGCCTCACGTCGTCGAATTCGTTGAACTACCAGACGCTCTCGCAGGGTCAGTTCTCCAACGCCACCACGTTCGTCAACGGGATGCAGTGGGGGCAGGGCAGTGGCAACGACGCCGGCCTCGACACGGCGGCCGCTCACATCGCGCACATGATCATGATGGAGCCCGGCAGCGGCATCTCCGACCTGATGCGCCAAGGGCTCGGCAACTATGGCCAGCAGAACCTCGACCACGCGTTCTCGACGCAGGAGTTGAGCACGGCGGTGTCCGAGCTGAAGGCGCTCGATACCACCATGAAGGATCTCGGCCGCACCATCACGCCAGCCGAGACGGCGCTCAAGCAGATCGACGATCAGTTCAAGGCCCTCACCGACACGGCCACGAAGTACGGGCTCGACACCACGAAGATTGATAGCGAGCAAGCGAAGGCCAGCACGAAGGTTGCCACCGACTTTGCCGACGGCATCCAGCGCCAGATCGACGACATGTCGGACCCGACAAAGGGCCTCCTGTCCGACCTCGACAAAGCCAAGCAAGACGCGATCGACAACAACAACTACATCCTCGCCAACGTCGTCGGTGCGCAGGACCAGATTGCCAATATCGAAGCGCTGTATGGCGCCAAGCGCGCGGCGATCGTCGAGGCTGCCGCCAAGCAGGCGCAGGCCTATTGGGACACGCTCGCCCAGGGCCAATCGGCGGTCTGGAGCACCACCGATCCGACGCGGGCGCAGTTCGCGGCGCTCAACACGAGTTATGCGAAGGATTACGCGGCCGCATGGAGCGCAGGCGGCAGCGTCGACGGGCAGGGTCCGACCGACAAAACACTCGCGCTCACGGACCTGGCCGACCAGACGTATCACGCGCAGCGCGACAAGCTGGTCGGCGATTTCATTGGCGGCCTCGAAGCGGGCATCACGCAGCTCAACGATCCGATGCGCGCGCAGCTTGACGCGCTGGCCAAGACGCGCGACGCCAACCTGCTGTCGGCTGCCGCGATCAAGGATGCCACCGGCAACACCGAGGCGCTGACCGTCGCTCAACAGTCCTACGACAAGTCGGTCGCCAAGCTCGCCGACGACTTCGTGTCCGGCCTCGCCACGTCGCTGACCGCGCTCGTCGACCCGATGCGCAGCACGATCGATGGTCTCCAGAAGCAGCGCGACACCAACATGGTCGCCGCCCAGGCCATCGCCGATGCTACGGGCCGCACCGATGCGTTGACCGCCGCGACGGCGCTCTACAACGCCCAGATCGCCAAGACGGCCGGCGATTTTACGAAGGGCCTCAACAGCCAGGCGCTCGGCATCACGGACCCCGTGGCGGCGCAAAAAGCGACCGCCGCCGATCAGTTCGCGGCGAACACCCTGGCGGCTCAGGCGATCAAGGATGCCACGGGAAGCACGGACGCTCTGACGGCCGCCAGCGCGCTCTACGATGCCCAACTGAAACAGATCGCGAAGTCCGTCGCCGACACGCAGCGCGGATATGACACTTTCACCACGGGCCTCGCCAGCCAGCTCACCTCGCTCACCGATCCGATGACGGGCCAGATCGATGCGCTGAAGGCGTCTCGCGACGCCAACATCCTCCAGGCCGAGACGATCCGCGATGCTACCGGCGACACGACGGCGCTGACAGCGGCGACCGCGCTCTATAGCGGTCAGATCGCCAAGCTCGCGAAAGACTTCACGGACGGGATTGCCGATCAGAAACTGGCCATTGACAACCCGATGGCGGCCCAGCTTGCCGGGTTCGCGAAGACGCGAGACGCCAATGTGCTGGCGGCCTCGGCGCTCGGTATCGGCAGCGGCGCCGCCATCGATCTCTACAGCGCCCAGGTCAATAAGACGGTCGGTGATTTCGTCAAGGGCCTGTCCGACCAGCTCCTGGCCCTGCAAGACCCCATGGCCGCACAGATCAAAGGCCTGGCCGATCAGCGTGATGCGAATGTACTGGCCGCAAACGCGATCAAGGACGCCACTGGCCAGACCGATGCACTGACCGCGGCCAACGATCTCTATACCAACCAGGTCAAGAAGCTGCTGTCCGACCAAGTCAAAAGCCTGGCTGACCAGAAGCTTGCCGTCGACAACCCCATGGCGGCGCAGTTGGCCGGCTTCGCCACGACGCGCGATGCGAACCTCAAGATCGGCCAGGCGCTGCTCGCCGCGACCGGCGACAGCTCGGCCGTCGATGGTGCCAACGCGCTTTACAATTCGCAGGTCACCAAGACGACCGGCGACTTCATCAAGAGCCTCGGCGACCAGATCACCACGCTGAATAGTCCGGTGCAGGCGCAAATCCAGGCGCTCGATGATGCTTACACCGCCAACCTGAAGGCCGGCCAGGCGATCAAGGACACGACCGGCGACACCACGGCCCTGACGCTGGCCACGACCTTGCATGGCGATGCGATCGCCAAGATCGCCAAGGACTTCACCACGGGCCTCAACAATCAGGCGACCGCGGTCGACAATCCGGTGCAGGCCAACCTCGACGCGCTGGCCCAGCAGTTCGATGCCAACAAGAAGGCGGCCGACGCCATCGATGCGGCGACTGGAAAGACCGACGCGCTGACGGCAGCGACCGATCTCTACAGTAAGCAGATCGCCAAACTGGCGGACGACTTCACCAAGGGGCTCAAAAATCAGACACTCGGCGTCACCGACCCCATGGCCGCGCAGCTTGCCGGCTTCCAGGACACCTACAACACGAACCTGAAGGCCGCGAACGCCATTTTCGCGAGCACTGGCGACAGCAGCGGCATCGCGGCAGCGCTGGCGCTCTATCAGGCGCAGGTCAGCAAGACGACCGGCGATTTCACACGCGGCCTTGCTGACCAGTTCACGGCCCTCGACGATCCGATGAAGGCGCAGCTCACGACCCTGCGCGAGCAGTACGACGCCAATGTGCTAGCCGCCAACGCCATCAAGGATGCGACGGCGTCGACCGATGCGCTGACGGCCGCGAACGCGCTCTACCAGAAGCAGACCGACAAGATTGCGAGCGACTTCAGCTCGGGGATCGGGACGCAGCTTCAGGCGCTCCAGAACCCGATGGCCGCGCAGATCGCGGCGCTCAATCAGCAATATACTGCCAACCTCCAGACCGCTCAGGCAATTGAAGCCGTGACCGGAAAGACGGGCCTCGCTGCATCGGCGCTGGCGCTTCTCAACGCGCAACTCGACGACCTAGCCAAGAAGTTCACCGAGAAGTTCACGACCGGCCTGCTGAGCCTCACCGACCCGACGCGCGCGCAACTGACAACAACGGCCAGCCAGCAAGCCGACGATCTTCAGTCGGCGGCGGCTCTCGGCGGCGGCGCCACTGCGGCCGTGCAGGCCTATTACAAGGCGGCCTACAACAAGACCGCGACCGACTTCCAGAACACCATCAACCAGGGCCTGGAGACGATCAACGACCCCTTGCAGGCGCAGATCGACGCGCTCCACGTCACGCGCGATGCCGCGCTCCAGTCGGCCCAGGCGATCAATGACTTCGCCGCGACGATGGGCACGACGATGGTCGATACGCTCAAGACGGCGGAATACTACACGCAGCAGGAGGCGCAGCTCCGCAAGACCTTCTACAGCCAGGAATTGAGCGGCCTCGAAAGCCTGATCCAGCAGCTCACCTACGGCACCCTGAGCGGCGCCTCGCCCTCGACGATGCTCTCCGGCACCCGCGCGGCCTACCAGACGACGCTCGCGGCGGCCCAAGGTGGCGATACCACGGCGCTCCAGAACCTCACCACGATGGCGAGCGACTACGCCAATTCGGCTCGCACGTACTTTGGCTCCAGCGCCGAATACTACTCGACGATCCAGGATGTGCGCGACGCCCTGCAGTCCCTCGATGTCAACATCCGGGGAGGCAACGTGGCGCCCGGCGACACTAGCACCGCCGGCTCGCCGACCGACCCGAGTGCGTGGGCTGGCATCATCGCCTCGCTTCAGACGATGGTGCAGAACCAAAACCAGCAGATATCGGACCTCCGCGAGGAACTTTCGACGACTAACGCGCTGCTGACGCGCACGCTCGTGAATGTGCCGTGAGCACCTACAGCGACCAGGCGCTCGCGCTCAAGCTGACGGCGTTCAACCTCGGCGCGTTCGGCGGCTTCGATGGCCCGCCGTTTCCCGGTGGCGAGTTCGACGTCGTTCCGATGTCCGTCACGTTCGGCGGTTCGCAAGTCTCGACGTATGTGGCGGCGACCGTCGGCCTCGCGACGTCGCCCAGCGACACGCCGGCCAATACGAACATCCCGGACCTGCTCTCACCGGCGATCAACTACGGTGTGAGCCTCTTCAACGGCTCCGATCCGACCTCGGACGGCAGCAGCACGACGGGCGTCCTCACGATCGCCGATGTCTCCGGTGCGCTCGATTCGTTGACCACCTACGCGCTCGACGGGGCCACAGCGACCTTGCTGCGCGGCGATCCGACGGCACCGCTTTCGACGTGGTCGACCGTCGCCACCTTCACCACCGCGGGCATGGTCTATGACACCCGCCAGAAGCAGATCAAGGCGCGCGATCTCGGCTGGACGTTGTCGGGAGAGCTGCACTCGACGCGCTACGCCGGAACCGGCGGCTACCAGGGCGACTCCACGTTCACGAACCGGCTCCGGCCGCTCACGATTGGCCAGGTCTTCGACATCTCGCCGATCCAGCTCGGCGCCGCGCTGCTGATCTACGAAGTGTCGTGTTCGTCGGTCAACGCCATCACCGACGTTCGAGACGGCGGCGCCTCGCTGACCTTCGATTCCGATTATCCGACCTATACGGCGCTCGCGGCGGCAGCGATCTCCGGCGGTCATTACGCGACGTGCCTCGCCTTCGGTCTGTTCCGCCTAGGCGGCGCTCCGGCCAAGCAGATCACCGCCGACGTCCAGGGCGACGCCGATTCGATTGGCGGCGTCGGCTACGTCAACACACGGGCCGCCATTGCCAAGCGCATCGCCATCGGCCGCGGCAACCTGAAACTGACGACGGCACAGCTCAACGCGGCCTCGTTCACGGAATTCGATACCGCGCAGCCCGCGATCGTCGGCTGGTATTGGGACGGCTCGACCGCGACCACGAAAGCCCAGGCGCTCAGCCAGGTGCTCAAGGGCTGCCTTGGCTGGTGGTACACGGGAATCGACGCTCTGCTCTATGTCGGCGTCCTCGATGCGCCGCCGTCAACCGGCACGACGACGATCACCTATCCGCAGGACTTCATCAGCGAGCCGTCAATGCAGGCCTACGGGTCGCCGAGGCAGGCGACCTACATCAATTGGTCGACGAACTACACGCCGCAGACCCAGGACCAGCTCGCCGGCTCGGTCACCCAGGCGAATGCCGCGATCTACATCGCCGACGCGCGCCAGCAGGGCGTGGCCTCGGCCAACGTCCTGGTCGCGTGGCCGACATCACCGATCGTCACCACGGATGCGGGCTACGCGCTGTCGGCTGATGCGGCAACCGAGGCGAGCCGGCAACAGCGCGTGCTCGGTGTCCCGCGCGAACGCTGGACGATCACGGTTCGCATGGACCCGCTCACCACGGGCCTGCTCGGCAGCGCCGTCACTGTCGCCGGCTGGCCCCGCTACTCGTTCCTGCCGTCGCGCACCCTGATCTGTGTCGGCGTGTCGGTGGTCGGGAAAAATCAAATCGCTTTGGATTTGTGGGGTTGACGCATGTCGGCAATCAAAAAAGACCGGGTGTGGGACCTCTCCATCACCACCGGGCTGGGGGCCGTTGCGCTCGCCGGCACACCACCGACCGGCTTCCGCACGTTCTCGTCCGTGATGTCGAACGGCGACACATGCACGGCCACGCTGGTCGATCGCACGACCGGCGCATGGGAGACGTTCTCGGCGACCTACAACAGCAGCGGCAACACGCTCACTCGCGGCACGTGGCTCGACGGCTCGACCGGCGCGCACCTCGACCTCACGGCCGGCACGAAGGACGTTTTTCTATCGGCCTCGGCGTCGACCATCGTCACGACGGATACGGGCGCGCTCGACTGGGCGGCCGCGATTGACGTTGCGTCGGCATCGACTTGCGCTATCGGCGCGGCGGCATCGAATTACGTCAACATCACCGGCACCACGACGATCACCGCCTTTGACACGGTGAGCGGTCCCAAGGTCCGATATGTCAAGTTCGCGGCGGCTCTGACGCTCACCCACAACGCCACCACCCTGGTCCTGCCGGGCGGCGTCAACATCACGACGGCGGCCGGCGACCGCGCGCTATTAGTCACCGAGGGCAGCGGCAACTGGGTGTGCTGGGACTTCATGCCCAAGAATGGCCATCCGCTCACGACCGGCCTGGCGACCATCGCGAGCGCCACGACGACTGACCTCGGCTCGAGCCCGTATCAGTCGGTCACGGTTTCCGGGACGACGACGATCACGTCTTTCGGCAGCACGGCCCCGACTGGCGTCGTCAAGCACGTCACGTTCAGCGGCGCGCTGTCGATCACCTACAACGCGACATCGATGATCCTGCCGGATGGCGCGTCGATCACGACTGCCGCCGGTGACTGCCTGAGCTTCAAGCACGAAGGCTCCGGCAACTGGCGCCTGGTCGGCTCGCAGTATGCGACGACGCCGGCGGCCATCATTCCCGCCCGCTACGGCATCTACTTGGCAAATAACTTTGGAGCGATGTGATGACCGTTACCGCGACTCCCGTTTACTCCCAGACGCCCTACAGCGTCTCCCTCGATCTCACCGGCGCATCGGCCTGCACGACGCGAGCGCCGACGGCGACGGCGTCGCTTGCTGGCGCGAACATTGTCCTGTTCGTGCCCACCAGCACGAACGGCGTTCGCCTCGACTACATCAAGGTCGTCGCAGCATCGACTGCAATCACGTCGGCATCTGCCGCCAACGTGCTGGGGCTTTGGAATTGGGACGCCACGAAGGCATGGCTGACCGATGAAATCCTGATCTCGGCGATCACGCCCAGCGCCACGGCCATCGGCTTCACGACGACCTACACATTCGTCAACGGCCTCTTTCTGCCGGCCGCGAACCGTCTCTACGCCAGCCTCACCGTTGCCACGACGTCGAGCACGACCGCGCTCACGGCGACGGCATTCGGGGCGCTGCTCTAATGCCCGCCGTTTCGGGCGCCTTCGGGCCCAGCCGCCACGCCTTCGACTATCGGGGCATGCGCGCGCCGCTCATCGTCGGCGGCACGTTGCAGGGCACGAAAGAGAAGGCGATCATCCTGCCGATCGCGCCGGGCAGCACCGGCAACACCACGCTCACGATTGAGGGCGCGCTGTATTCCGACTGGTATTACACCACCAACGCCTCGGCCAACTGGACCTTCAACCTCGTCGGCGCCAACGGCACGCCGCTCAATCAGTATCTCTCCGACATCGGCGACATGCTCACGGTCGCCATTTGGACGACCCAAGGCGGGACGGCCTACTACGCGAGTGCGTTCAAGATCGATGGCATCGCCGTCACGCCAAAGTATTTCACCGGCACGGCCTTCACGGCCGGCAACGCCAGCGCGCTCGACGTCTACTTGATGACGGCCATGAAGACCGCTCAGGGCACGTTCGTGATGCTGGCGTCGCAGACGAAGTACGCCTGATGCCGATCATTCACACCTACGCCAACGCCTCGGCGCTCGCGTTCGGCTTTGGGCCGTCGCTCGCGATGGAGCTCGTGGGTACGATTGCCATCTTCGACCTCGGCAACAGCGCAACGACGCGCAACAAGTACAAGTTCGCAAACGACACGTCGGTCGCGGCGACGGCGTCAACTGCGGCGGCAAGTGGGGGCGCGGCGGTCGGGACATCGACGGCAGGATATTTTGCCCTGGGCGGTGGCACCGGGCGGGATAAATACACATTCACGGGCGCGTTTTGCGTTTCGACGACGGCGGTTGGCTCAACCCTAAGTACCGGCGCCGCGGCCGGGACCTCTACGGTGGGCATATTCCAAATTGGCAACGCGGCAACCACCAGGGAAAAATACACCTACTCGAGCGACGCCGTGGCGTCGACAACGGCTGCGAGTAACGCGAGCGGCGGAACGACGGCGGCCGGCAACAGCACCGTGGGCATTTTTTCGCGAGGCTCACCTGATAGCGCCGTGTCGCAATTTGCGACCCGCGACAAATACACCTACAGCGGCGACACCAGCGGTTCAGCAACGTCGGCGAGTGCCGTCGCGTGGCTGGGATCGGCGGCGGGCAATGCCACGGTCGGCATCTTTGCCCTCGGCTACTCCTCGGGCGCGGTCACAACGCGCGACAAATACACATACAGCGGCGACACGAACGGCGCGGCGACGGCGGCGGGCGCGGCATCGAGGGGGACAGCGGCAGCAGCGGTTGACGCCATCGGTATCTTTGAGATTGGCGGTCTCAATAGTGGCGGCGTCTCCTCTCGCGAAAGATACACATTCTCTGGCGATTCGGTTGCGGCTGCGGCGGCAGCAAGCACGACCGTTAGCTCCGGCTCCGCCTGCTCCAACGGCACAACGGGCGTCAACATATGAGCAGCCATCCGCACCGCAACAATTCGGATTTCCAGCTTCGCTACTTCATGGCCGGTTCCTGCTACACGCCGGACGGCGCGTGGGCGCTGCTCTACGGCCAGCGGATCGATATCGAGAACAAGATCGAGCACACCATCGCGCAGGGTCTCGAACGCGAGGCCGCCATTGCGCGCGCCGAGGACGTTATCGCGATACCGACCATCGGCCGCGCCGACCGACTGACCGCGCAGGCCGAGATCATCAAGGCCAATGCAGGCCGGTACATCTGGGAGAAGAACCTCGAAGCGGCGCGCAACGAACTGAAGGCCATCGTCGACATGATGGCTGAGCTGGCGCCGCAGCGGAAATATAGCCATCTGCCGTTGCTCGAAGCCAACGAGGCAATGCAGCGCGACGAATGGCTGGGCGAGCTGATGATGCGCGCCGAAAACCAACTCGCCACGCGCGGCACGATTGCCCACGACGATCTCAACACGATGCGGTGCCATCCCGACTTCAAGTCGCACATCGTGCCGCACATCGAGGCCATCATGCTTGCGGCGAAAACGGGTGTGTCGGGCCTCAACATTTTGACAACCGACAGGCCGCCGCTGCTGACGGACGACCGGGAGAAAACGGCATGACCTACGCCCGCGTGAACGGCACGACCCTGGTGCAGTACCCTTACGGATTCGCCGAGTTGCAGGCCGACAATCCGCACACCGCTTATCCGAACGGCGATGTCGCGCACTGGTTCCCGTTGACGGACGCTGCCGCCGCATCGGGCGACAACCTGGCGTCCGTCGCCGACGTGGCACAGCCGACATTCGACCCGATCACGCAGCTATGCGTTCAGGCCACGCCGACGCTGGTCAACGGCGTCTGGACTGGCGCATGGACTGTGACCGACAAGAGCGGCGACGAGATGCACGCGGAAGCAATGGAACTCCAATGCACGCGCTCGCAGTTCATGCTGGCGGCTTTCGAGACGGGTAAGCTTTCGGCAATCAAGGCGTTTGTTGCCAGCCTCAACCCCGACGATGCGACACAGGGCGAAATCGTCATCCGTTTCAAGGAAGCGCCGATCTTCTATCGCAACTTCGCCGGCTGGGACGCCATGGCGGGCAACATTGGCGAGACGCCGGCCAGCGTTACGGCGCTGTTCCGCCTCGCGCTGACGAAGTAGCCCCATGTTTGGCCTAGGTCCCTACGGCTCGTATGCGTTCGCCGCCGAAACGCTGACGCCGACCTGGCCGACGGCCGGAGCGGCCGAGAAGGTGCTGCTGCTCACGCCGACCGACTCCGACGCCGCGACGCTCGCCAGCGGGTCGACGCCACAACTCGCGCTCGCGAATTTGCAGGACATGCACCCAGCGAAGAAGTGGCGCAGCGCGGCGGCAACGACATCGGACTACATCACGCTTGCGCTGGCCAAGCCCGTGGCCGCCAATGCGCTCGCCCTGGTCGCCCACAACCTGACCTCGAGCGGCTGGCTTCGCGCGCGCGGTGCCAACACAGCAGCCGAGGTGACGACGAGCCCGGTAGTCGACACCAAGCTCGCGCAGGCCTGGCCGCTCGGCGTCAAGCCCAACGCGGCGAGTTGGAACAACTACACCGCGCTCCTGCGCTGGACCAACGACACGCCGTTGCAGTATTGGCGCGTCGACATCTGCGACGGCGGACTCGTCACCTATCTCGAGGCCGGGCGTCTAGTGCTCGGCCGCTACTTCCAGCCGTCTCTACTCAATCTCGATTTCAACTCGCCACTCGGTTTCTCCCCGGCCGACGTGCAAGCCAACACTGATTTTGGTGGCACTCAGACCGATGCCCGCTACCGGCCGCGCACGCGCACGTTGACGTTCGCGGCGATGAAGCAGAGCGATCTGTTCGCCGGGATCCACGAGATCCAGCGTCTCGCCGGCATGGCCCGCGATGTCATCGTCTGCGTCGATCCGGCGGCCACCGACACGTTCCACATCCAGACACTGCAGGGCGTCATGACGTCGGGCGGCAACTACGTGCCGCAAGTGGCGTGGACCGACGACGGGCAGATGGTGTGGTCGCTGAACATCCCGTTTCGCGAAATCCTCTTTTAGTCGGAGCCTGCCATGCTGGCTGATTTCACCGTCGAGCAATGCAGCACGACGGGGACCTCGAACCCGTATGCGCTGTCGGTCGGCGTGCTGAGCGGCTATCAGGCGTGGTCGGCCGCCGGTATCGCGAGCGGGACCGTCGTCATCTACGTCGCCAAGACAGCGCCGAGCTCGCCCGGCGGCATGAAGTACGAGATGGGTTACGGCGCGCTGACCACCGGCTCGCCGTGGACCATCGCGCGGACCGGTATCATCAAGTCGTCCAACGGTAACGCCGCCGTCGATTGGCAGTCGCAGGACATCTACTATGTGATGTCGGCGCCATTCGACGCTGCGCTCGCGGGCCTCATGGTCGGCAACATGGCGACGAGCCGGCCCGCGTGGGCACAGGCCGGTTTCGAATGGCTCGACAAGACCGCCGGGCTAGCAACGCGGTGGCTGCGCAAGCTCTATTCCGGCAGCGCTGATATCGAGACGGGCCGCCTCCACGTCGTGAACGGCGTCTACACAGCCGCCATGTCCATGGATGCTATCGACATCGGGGCGGCAGGCGTCACGGTCGACGACACCCACCGCGACAAGTTCCTGGACTTCAATGTCACGGCGGCCGGGCGGACCTGCACGCTGTCGGCCGGCGCCTCCTACGCCAAGGGCTTCGCGTTCGGCGTCTACGGTTACGGCTCGCTCGCCAACAATGTGGCGCTGACCCCGAACGGCTCCGAAACGATCAACGACGGCGCCGGTGGCGCAGCGCTCAACATCCTGGGCGGCGCTCCGAAAATCGTCCGATGGGATCATGTGCGTGGCGCCTGGCGCGTCCACGGCTGAGAAGGAGACGGGCAAATGGCCGACATACCAAACGGCAATGGACGCCCTCCTGAACCGACCAAGGGCGCGCAGGCCTATCGCTGGGCCGTGACCGGCGGCCTCGCCATCCTCGGCGTGCTGTCATACCGCGTCCTCGTGAACGTCGACGACATGGCGCGAGATGTTCGGCAGCTACAAATCCAGGTCACGCAGCTCACCTCGACGCTAGCGAATCTGACCGCTCAGATCGCCTCGGCCGATCGCCGCAACGACACGCAGGACATCAAGATCAACGAGGTCGAGCGGCGGGTGTGGCAGCTCGCGCCGCAGGGCAACAAGGCGACGCCGTGAACTTCTGGGCCAACCTCAGCGCCGCGATCTTCACCGGCGAGAAGTCGTGGGCATGGCGCCGGCGGATGGTGTTCGTCGGATGCGCGGTGTTCCTGGCGGGTTGCGTGCATGGCGTCTGGTTCGATCCCGTCCTCGAGCACGCCAGCATGGTCTTGACCAACTGCATCACCGGATTCGGCGCGACGCTCGCCGCCTATCTCGGCATCGCGACGGCAGACGAACATCTGAAACGAGAGACCGAAAGGAAGTCCCGCTATGGCTATGAGGATGAGCGAACAGGGGATCGACCTTCTGATGCAACGCGAAGGCAGCAGGAGGGCAGCCTATCGCGATAGCCAGGGCATCGCGACTATCGGCGTCGGCCATACGGGGCCGGAGGTGCAGATGGGCCTCGTCTGGAGCGATGAGCAGATCCGCGACGCGCTCGCCCGTGATCTCGCGTGGGCCGAGGGAGCGGTCAACAGCCAGGTCCGCGTGCCGCTCGAGCAACACCAGTTCGACGCCCTGGTGAGCTTCATTTTCAACATCGGCTCGGGGGCGTGGGCGAGTTCGACCATGCTGCGCAAGCTGAATGAAGGCGATTATGAGCAGGCCGCGGCGCAGTTCGACCGCTGGCACGTCCCGCCGGAGATTACGTCGCGCCGGAATGGCGAGCGTGAACAATTCAAGGGGGCGGCCTTCGAGGCCCGCGCCTGATGCCCGCGATCGGCACGCTACTCGCTCACTGGAGGCTGGTGCTGATCGGGCTCCTCGTGGCCGCGCTGGCCATCCAGACCATCCGCCTGGAGCGGGCTGAGAACGCGCTCATCGCCGATCGTCTGGCCCAGGCCGAGGCGATCAGGAAGGCGCAGGACGCCGCCACCAAGCTGTCCGACGAACTGATCATCGCCCAAGCGGCGGCCATGGCCGTGACCGAAAAGAAGGTGACCCGATATGTCGACCGGATTCGCACGGTTCAGGCGCCGGATACTGCCTGCGCTACTGACGAGCGCATGCGCATTGGCAACGGCGGCGTGCGGGACCTCATTCGTGGCGGTGACAGCAAAGCCATCGGCGGCGCTTTTGATCCCGTGCCTCGATCCGGTCCTGGTGCCGGACCCCGATAACGCCACCGCCGAGCAGATCAACATCGAGCGCATCAACGTCGCCCGCGCCTATGTCGACTGCAAGCAGCGACACGCCGATCTGGTGACGTTCGTGAACGGCGACGCGCCGGCGTCACCTGCGAAGAAAGGCTGGTTCTGGTGACCCCAACACAGCTCGCCGTCGCCGCCTTCGTCACTGGCCTCGCCGCAGCGGCAGCGGCGCTCGCCTTCGTGCTGGTGACGCCGTTCTCGTGGTGGCTGCCATGAACGCGCGCAACGCCGCCATCATCCCCTGGCTGCTCGTGGTGCTGGTCATCCTTGCCGTGCTGGCCTTTGCGCCGAAGGCGAGGGCGCATGAGCCCTACAGCGACTGGCGCGTCCCCAACAATCCGGCGGTGAGTTGCTGCAACGGCGACGATTGCCGGCCGACCCGCGCCTACATGGGCGACGACGGCCTGTGGCGGGCTTGGGTTGGCCCCGGCCCTAAAGACTATCTCATCGTCCCGGCTGACCGCCTACTGCCCACAGACCTCGCTAAGGACGGTCGCTCTCACCTTTGTGAGAAAGCGGGTTGGATTTACTGCTTCAGCCCTGGCGAGCCGAGGATCTGATGACGACACCGAAGCTCCCGCTCGCCAAATCCCGCCAGTTCCTCGACGAGATAGAGAAGGCGCTGGCGGAGGGACACTATCCGCCCAGCCATCCGGGCATCAACGGGAGGGACAAGCGCTCGGCCGTCCGCGTCGCCGGCCTTCGCCTTGGTATGAAGAACGGATCGATCGCGTCGACCTACAAGGCAGCCGTTCGCGCCGCCAACAAAACGCCTGACTGGTCGAAGTGGGCGCAAGCCGATCCCGGATTTCAGGCGGTCAAGACACCGGAGCCCGACGAGCCGATCGAGGACCTGCTGGAGCAGCGCAGCAAGGCGTTCATGCGCAAGGACAAGGCGGCTGCCGCCCGGAAGCTGATCGAGGTCCGGGTGAAGATCGACGGCCCTTTCGGCATCTGCCACTTCGGCGATCCGCACGTCGACGACGACGGCTGCGACCTCCCGGCACTGCGCAAGCACATCGAGATCGTGAACTCCACGCCCGGCCTGTTCGGAGCCAACGTGGGCGACCTGCAGAACAATTGGGTCGGGCGGTTATCGCATCTGTGGGGCGAGCAGGAGACCAGCAAGCGGCAGGCATGGCGGCTTACCGAATGGCTCGTGACGTCGGTTCCCTGGCTCTATCTGGTCGGCGGCAACCACGATTCGTGGTCGGGCACGGGCGACCCCTTGCAATGGATGATCCGAAATCAGGCGGGCGTCTTTGACTATGACGGCGTGCGCCTCGCGCTCCGGTGTCCGAATGGCAAGGAGATTCGCGTCAACTGCCGCCACGACTTCGCCGGCCACTCGATGTGGAACCCAGTGCACGGCCCGCTGAAGGCAGCGATGATGGGGTGGCGCGACCACATCCTGAGCTGCGGCCACAAGCATGTCAGTGGCGCCATGCCGCTCAAGGATCCGATGTCCGGCCTTATCACGAACGTCATCCGGTGCGCTGGCTTTAAGAAGCACGACCATTACGCCAAGCAGAAGGGCTTCCCGGACGGCACGATATCGCCGGCAATCACGACCATCATCGACCCGTCGAAGGCCGACAACGACCCCGACCAGGTGACGGTGATCCACGGTATCGAACGGGCGGCATTCATCCTCACCGCCATGCGGGCGAGCAAGCGGAAGGTCGCCGCATGACCTATCCAGCCCTGCCGACCACCGTGACCATCGACGGCCTCACATACCGCATCGTGCTGGACGCCGACATCAAGCCGGGCGGCGATCGCAAGGCGCAGGATTATCAGGAGGACGGCGAGTTCGACGCCAGCCAGCAGGAGATACGTCTGCGGCCCGGCATGGCGCCAGGGTACGCCCGCCACATCCTCACCCACGAGCTGTTGCATGCGCTGTGGGAGCATGCCGGTCTGACGGCCGCTGGCGGCCCGCTGGAGACGTTCGAGGAGCAGGTCGTCACGGCGTTGGCCCATCGGCTGCACACGTTCCTGCGGGACAATCCGGCCTTTGTGGCGTTCGTGACCGAGACATGACCGAGCCTATCTTCAGCCACGCCCGGCTGATCGACGTCGAGGGTGAACCATTGGTGGTCCGCATCTGGACGCCTGGGGTGGAAGGCTCGCGCGATTTTGCCATCGACCTGCCGAGCTTCTTCACCCTGGCCGAGGAGGTCATGCGCGCCTGGCTGCGGCGGCTGAGGTGGAAGTTCTGATAAGGCAAAGCTGATTGAAAAGCGGTCTGATTATAAGACGGCGCTTATGGCCTCACGGCTGGCGGCGTTTTTTGCGTTTCGGAGTGTGCCCATCCCGTGCCCAAATCACGTTTCACCCCGATGAAATGGGCATCCATACACAAACGGTTATCGGGTGGAAGTCGTCACTTTCGCGCCCGAGCCCGCCTAGAACCGCCTAAATCGCCCTTTTCACGCCCGCCCTTTTCCTGCCTTATCCCGTAGTTTCCCGCCCCGGCGCGTCGGCACTGTGCCCGATTCGTGCCCTGGCGGGGCACTGTGCCCGGACACCCCGTTTGGGCACACTCCGGGGAGGGCACCATGGCAACGATACGGAAGCGGCCGGGCGGTCGCTGGCAGGCGATCATACGCCGGACGGACCTGCGCGCCAGCAAGGCATTCGACCGCAAGATCGACGCCGAGACTTGGGCGCGAAAGATCGAGCATGACGCCGACATGGGGCGGGCCGGACTGCCCGGTCGGACACGCGGCACGCTGGCGGCCCTGATCGACCGCTACGAGCGCGAGATGTACCCGGTCAAGCGCTGGGGTGCCAGCAAGGCCCACGAACTGAAATGCCTACGCCGTGACATTGGCAGCCGCCTCCTGAGCGATTTGAGCCGGCCGGTGGTCCTGGCCTACATCCGCGGGCTAGACCTCACTGGCGGGGGAATTTCCGGGCGCCTGAGCTATCTCCGCGAGGTGGTCAAGACGGCGCACGATCTGTGGGGAATGACGGTCCCGCTGGGCGAGGTCGACGCCGCGATCGCCGTGGCGCGCCGGATGAAACTGGCCGGCAAGTCGATGGCGCGCACCAGGCGGCCGACCAAGGCCGAGCTCGCCAAGATCCTGGCCTTCGCCGACGCGCAGCGGACAGCGACCATCGACCTCGGGGCTATCGTCCGGGTGTTGTCCGTCCTGCCGCTGCGGTGCGGCGAGCTGCTGGGCATCGAATGGGAGGACCTCGACCCCAAGCGGCGGACGGCGGTCATCCGGTCACGCAAGCACCCCGACTTCCGAGTGCGCGAGAACAGCGCGCAGGAAGTGCCGCTGATCACGTTCGGCGGCGTGGACACGTTCGCCCTGGTGGCCGATCGGCCGCGCTACCTGCCGAGCCCGTTCCCGTACAAGCGCGGGAGCGTCTCGACGGCGTTCGGAATGGCGGCGCTGAAGTGCCAAATCGCCGACCTGCACATCCACGACCTACGCGCGCACGCGATTTCGTCGCTACTCGAGGCCGGGGTCGACATCCCGCAGGTGGCGCTGATCTCAGGGCACAAGAACTGGAAGGTGCTGGCGTCTCACTATGCGCGGCTGGATGCGGCGAGCGTTCACGACGCGGTCAAGAGGGCGGAGAGCTAGGTTTAAGCGGCGACCAGTTTCGGCGTCACGGTGCGCGCGATGCTCAGCAGGAGGTCGCGAAATTCTATCGGCGTGGCGTCCCGGATCTTGGTTTTATCCTTACCGCCAATCATCGCCATGACCCCGATGCGTCGGGCCTTTGCGTAGCCATGTTTGGCGAGCGCAACGGGATGAATACGTTGTCCGCAAGTTCCCCAAATAAGCGACGGAAGGTCCGCGCCATTCGCGTAAAGCCATGTGGCTTTGCGGGCGAAATGGCCGTAGTGACCCTGCTCAACGCAACACGTCCATCCGCCATTCCAGTCGGCAACTACCCATCCGCCACCTCGCGGGGGCGTATTGAGGCCGAATGTGCGCCAAGCGTGACTTCCTTCTGGGTGCTCCAGAACACCGCCCCAAATTCGCACGGCCTCAAGCGCCGCCGAAAAGCATCCGTCGTCGTCTCCAAGTTTGTATTGGCCAGGCTTACACGGCGCACCACCCCAATAACGCCCCCATCGCTGGCAAGGCGGATGCGCCACGACCGGATGCGGCCCGCCATAGGTCCGCGCATCGCGAGCCACGTCCCACGGATCGACATCGGGCAGCCCGTAGTAACAGCCGCCGGCTTGGACATAGAGGGCCGCGATCAACCCGCCATCTCCCGTGCCACCGCATCGAAGCAATGAGCGCTCCTCGCCTTGAGGTAAGCCGCGACCGAGTCCGCATAGAACAGACGCTGCCGCCCGGTTTTCGTGAACGTCGGAAGGTCGGCGTGCGCGCGGTTCTTCAGCGTCTTTACGCTGATCCCCAGGAGCCGCGCCACGTCCTGCTCGGTCATCAGGCCGAAGCGGTCCAGCAGCTCCTTGGCGCTCAGTGGCTTGCGGGTCATGCGGGCATTCTCTGATATAGCGGCCCGACGATTGTTGGGTGCAAATCCTCTATGTCTTTGGCGCGTTTCTGTGCGCGCTCCCTTGTCGGGAATGTAAGAGCCTGCACGCGCCACTCTCCACCGAAGCCATGCCAATCATCTGGATCCCAGTGGGAATACGTAAGCAGCCAGTATGCGGTAACGTCGCCCATCGCTTCCCGGCCTTGCAAGAATGCAACAATCTCGCCGGGCGTCGGTGGTGTCCGCTTCCGGCGGGGTTTGGCGGCGGTCATGGCTTCCCCTCCGTCTTCGCTTCCAGCGCGTCCAGTAGGGTGGGGAGGGCGTTACGCATGGCGGCGATCAGTTCCATATCGGCTTTGATTTGTGCCGGGTCGCCGTTACTTCCGGGTGTCGCGCTATAGCCTACGGGCACTGGCGGAAAAAAGACCCGCTGCTCGTCACTGGAATGGATGACGATAGAGTCGCCGTTGCCATACGGCACCGTGAACCAGTCGCCCGGCGTCGCCTTCTCCATCAGCCCGCGCAGCTCGGCCACAATGGCGGCGATGTTGTCACCCATGTTGGTCTCCGTCACGCGCCCCGGCATCGGCCGCCGCGAGGGCGCGTTTGCCCTTGTCGAGTATCAGCCCCAAGCCTTCGTGCGGTCGGAATCCGTCGATCGACGGGAGCAAGCAGTCCATCAACGTCACCGCAGAGCGCAGCGCCTCCCGCAGTCCTTCGACCCCATCAGCCCCATCGGCCGCCGCGAGGGCGGCATTGGCGATCCCTTCGGCCTGTCGGCGCGTGAACAAATAGCCAGCAATTTCGCCCGCTTCGATCACACGCTGGACGGCCCCCTCATCGGCAGCGGGCGCGGGGCGACGTAGGCGCTCCGTCAGTTCCTTGATCCGCGCGTCCTGCTGCCTGATCGTCTCATCGCGGCAATCGATGCCATCTGGGATGGAGCCGGGCTCGACGGCGATCTTGGTTTTCACGCCGTCGATAACTTGCCACGCGAAGTTGGCTTCAAGGCGCGTGTGCAGGCGGTCAACCTCGCCAATCAGCCACGCGACCATCTCGCCCGTGTCCGGCAGAACCAGGTCGTTGCCAGGATTCACCGCGCGCCAAAGGGCGGTGCCGCGTTGGGCAGCCTTCCAATAGAGTTCAAACGACCGCCCCCATTGCGCGAGCTCGTCGGCCGCGAGATGGATGACGATATGATCATCCACGTTGGTCGTGCGACCCGCGACAGTGCGGAGTTGGGTGATTGTGCTGTCGGTCATTGCGGCGCCTGCCTGAAGGCCTTGATCGCGGCGCGGGCACGATCATCGTAACGCTCGCAATCCTCCATGTAATCCTCGCCATCGGCAGCGGCGATTGCGCGACCGATAGTCTCGACGGAGGCCGCCGGCATGTGCTGGTTCAGAAAATCCCGGATCGCCTCAAGCTCTGACTTCGCCAGTCGCATGAAGCGCCAGTTGCTGTCCTCGCCGTCGCCCCAATCCAGATCATCCTCTTTGAAGGACACTCGCCCGGCGCCATCCTCGTCGCCGTAGCCGGAAAGGTTGATCTCGATCAGGCCTTCGCAAAAGCCAAATGTCGCAGCGTTTTTCACAAGAGCACCTGTTGCTGATTCGGCAGCGTCGCCAGCAGCGCGGCCATCTGCTCAGTCGGCGCCGGCTCAATCGTGACGGCGTCCATCGGGGAGCGGCCGAAGTCTCGCAGGTAGCAAAGCACCCCGAGCGCGTCCTGCTCGGTGCGGCACGGCCACTCGATGCCCTTGTGGGTGATGGTCCAAGCGAAGGTCACGTCTCCCATGACGGCTCACCTCGCGACAGTCGCTCTGCCTTCTGCCGGCGCAGGATCTCGGCCGAGCGATAGATCATCGACCAGTATGCCGGACCGTGCGCATGCTCGATCACCTCGCGCACGCAATCCAGCAGGCGGACCTGGCGGATGAACTCTTCGGGCGCGACTGGATTGCCCGCCTCGAGTCCCATGTCGATGATCCGCAGACCGGCGGCCTTGTCATCGTCAGCCATGGGGCGGCGTCCACTCGATCAACACACCGCTGAAGACATCGAGCGTCTCGTGCTCGGCCTTCCAGAACGCGGCCATGTCGTCCCAGTCTTCGAAGCCGTCGCGCCAGGCGAAGCTATCGCGATCGTCTCGGGCAACGATGGGCAGGCGGTCGCCGACCGTTATCCGCGGCGACTCGAATTCGAGCCGAATCGGTGTGACCGCAAAGCAGATCGACCGCGCGATCAGGCGACACTGCTTGGTGCGCATGGCCGTATAGAGCTGGACCTGCTCGCCAGGCCGCGCGTGGCGCTTGCGATCGTTGCGGATGGTCTGGCGCTTACGGCCGACCTCGATCGGCTGGATGAAGCGGGACCTGAAGGAATAGGCGACCATGTCAGTCGATGAACAGACGGAGGTCGTAGGCGCGCCCCTCGAGCGTCGCCGTCGGCGGCTCGGTGAGCTCGCGCTCAAAGGCCGAGTTGTCGGCCTGCTTGTGGACGGCGATGCGGGTGACCAGCACCTGGCACTCGATGCCGCTGTCGGTCACGCCCTTCCAGACTCGAGCCGGGATCTTACCGCCGCTCCTCGGCTCGATCTGGACGATCTGGTCAGTGTTCTCTATCGTGATTCGCATACCCATTCTCCGATCAAAGGGAGGGGCGGGGACGGGCAATCGGGCCCGCCCCTGCCGACGGTCAGTCGACCAACTTCAGATTGGCTGCGGCCGACTTGCCCCGCTCCACGACGACGTCGTAGGTGACCTTCTGGCCCTCGCTCAGACCACTAAGGCCCGCGCGCTCGACCGCGCTGATATGACAAAAGCAGTCTTTGCCGCCGCCATCCGGCTGGATGAAGCCAAAACCCTTCTGGGCGGAAAACCACTTTACGACACCTGTAGCCATAGCTTTGCTCCTAACCCGTTGGTTTCAAAAAATCGGCAAGCCGGGTTCATGCTCTGCCGAAGTCTTCTTGCGAGGCTTTCCGCGACTGGCGGCCTACTGTCGTCGCCCATCGGATGTTGCCCGGAAAATAGCCGCGCTTTCTGTCGATACGGCGCAGGATCATGTCCGCCGGCTTCCGACCAAGATGTTCGATCAGGTATGAGATGAAGACTTCGGCGTTGTGCCACGGCGCATACACTTCCAGTCCCGCCCCGCCGTAGTATCTGTATTTCTCATGATTGGGGTTTCGGCAGCGCGCCATCATGGCTACCCATGTTCGATACTCCGGCGACCACCGCTTGTTGCGCGTGTGACCGTGGGTGATCGATGCAACTCCCAACACTTCCTTCTTGAGGCAGCCGCAGGATTGAGAATTGCCGGACCGGAGATTGTTGCCGCTGACCTTTAGCTCTGACTGGCAAGAGCAGACGCACAGCCATAGGGCTTCGCCGCTTCTATTAAAGCCAGCCTGGCGGCTGACCGTGAGGCGGCCAAAGCCTTTGCCGGTCATGTCGATTACCGATCGAGGCATTGTCAGCTTGCCTTTAGGTCCAACACGTCGCCGAAGTACCGGGCCTGCGCGAGATCGTGGTGCCAGAAGAAATCCCGTACTTGGTCGGGTGTGATGTCGCCCTTGGCGACAGCCAGCAGCGCATCATGCAGGCAGCTGATGGCGTCGGCCGCGTGCCATAGGTCCTTCCGGCGCTTGATGGCGTTCCGACCGTTGTGGGCGATGCCGCTGCCGCTGATCCTCATGCCGGCAGCGCCCCCGGCGCGCGCTCGCTCGGATAGTCGGCGAACGCCGGATCGGTCGTGTGCTGGTGGCAGCCTTGCTTGCCGGTGGTGTACTTGCCGCGCATCGGGGAGTCCGGCTTCAAGCACATGGCCTCGACCGGTCCGCCGTGTGCCCTCGCGATCAGCTCGGACCATGCCGAGCAGCTGTTGCAACGCTGCATTGGTGCTTTCATCGTTAAGGCCCCGAGCTGAAATCAAGCCAACCCATCCCGTACTTCGCCCGCGACTGATTCATCACCGCATTGATCTTTTCGCTTATCTCGCGTTGAAGCTCGGCATCTTCGGCGGTGACGGGCTGATAGCGTCCGCAGCGTTTGCATATCCGCATGTGGTAGGCGACCGGCCAGTCCAGCGGGTTGCCAAGTTCATCGCGCATTTTCCGACCCATCGTGGAGCCAACCGGCCGGATCGGCTGATCGCGAATGTCATGCCCGAACACGCGGCACATCAATTTCTTCTTCTGTGGCATCACCCGATCTCCTGCAGCGCCATGTCGCGCGCCACGTTGAGCACGCTCATCGCCTCGTGACTGCCGCCGGGCGTGTCCGGGTGAGCGCGACTGGCGCGGTACTGGTCGAGCTCAGTCGAGTAGCGGATGCCGCCGATGCAGAACTCGCCCCATCTGGCGCGCCCTCCGGACTCCCAGCGGGCGACGCTAGGCCCCATGGCAAGCGCGCGGGCGATGTCGGCATGATCGGTGAACGTCAGGCCGACCGACAGCTTCTTCTCGTTCACCACCTGCGGCTTCTCCACCGGGAAGATGTCCTCGCCCTTCGTGATGGTGACCGACGTGACGCGCTCGCTCTTCAGGTGCTGCTCAGCGCACCCGAGGGCGTCGTCGCCGTTGGCGCACGGCAGGCCCTGCTGGATCAACTCTGGGCCTCCGTGCAGCGTCACCGTCCATGGCGGCCTGAGCTTGGGCATGTGGTCGTAGAGCATGCCCAGCAGCACGTTGACGTGCCCGTGGTTGGTCGTGCCCGGCTGGACGGCCACACCGCGCAGCCACTCGATCGCCTTGCGCTGTTCGTCGGTCATCGTCCTCCCCCCACCGCCATCCGCTGCAGCGTCTTCTTCATGGCGTCGAGGTCGGCCTTGACCTGCTTCAAGCCGTCGAGGTCGACGTGGTGATAGGCGACGTGGCAAAGCCACAACCATGCGGTCCAGAAGTAGGCCCAGAACCCGAAGTCGTAGTGGGCGAACAGGACGTAGGCGATCAGTAGGGTCATCGGCCCGCCTCCAGACGTTGATGCAACAACTCACGCGCCCGCGCAGGGCCATAGACGTCCCGTTTCCGGCGATACCAGAGCTGCACTTCCCTCGGCTGCTGGCCGGGGCTCTTTGGGTCGGGTGTGAGAACTCGCGGCCCCCAGGAATGCTCCCTGGCGATCTGGCACAGACGCGCCGGAGTGATTCGGTATTTCGCCGCGATGTCCTTCGTTGGCATCTTGGGATGCCGCCAATCGGCCTTGAGATCAGCGAGCACGGCGGGCGTCCAGCGCGTTGGCGGCGAGGGTCGCTTCCGCCAATCGAGGCGGATGAGCTTCTTCATGGCGCGAAGCGATACGCCGGCGATTCCGCAGGCGTCGATGTAGGGGACACCAGCCAACATGAGCGCGCAGGCGGCCGCGCGCTGGCCGTTTCGCACGCGGTCTTTGAGCGGCAGGTCGGCCATCACCAATCCTCCCCAAGGTCGTGCCGAGCGGTCAGCCGATCCTCGATCGCCCGATCCCGGGCGTCGTCCGGATCTGGCTGGCTGTCCTCTGCTGCCTGGTGAGCGGCTGCGTCGTAGTTCTCCTCCAGCCACTCGGCCGCCGCGTCCTGCAGCGTCTTCGCCTCGAGGTCGGCGAACGATCCCTCGTAGGGTCGCGGCTCGCCGTTGACGTACCGCTCGGCGCTGATGAACTCGATCTCGGACCCGTAGCCGGGCTCTCCGCCGCTGGCGTACGTCGGGCCGGTCGCGGGCGCGCCTGGCACGTATGAGAAGCGAATGGCGACTTCGACCTCCGCGCCCTCGTCGTCGGGGCCGATCGGGATGGTGGTGTGGACGCGATGCTCGCTCATTTCGGAATCCTCCGCAGGACCAACCCGCCCTTCTCGACGTGCCGACGAACTCCCGGCTCGAGCACCTGGGCCACGCTTGGCTTGAACCATTCGTGCGAGGCAGCGAGCGTGCCGTCGAACACGCGGTAGAAGCTGGAGTGCATCATGCCGTCGCAGTTGGGATCGGCTTCGCAGCGGATCATAAAGGGCGTCACGCCCTCCTCGAGGTCGCGCGTCACGATGTGGCCTCGGCACTTCCGGCAAGTGTAGATGTTCTTCTTGCCGTCCGGACTGGTCAGCAGATCGGGCAGGGCACTCATCCGCGCACCGTGAAGCGCGTCAGCGGCGTGACCTTGGACGAGCGGCCAAGGACTTCTCGCCGATAGATCTCGGTCTTGAGGAACGCAGCCTCAGCGTCGAACTCGTCCGGCCAGACTTCCTTGTGCCAGGCCTTGTGGCGCCCATCGGTGCCATCGTTCCAGCGATAGCCGCGGGCCTTAAGGACGTCCTTCGTGTCGAACGGCGAGTCGACGGCCCAGATGCGCCGGCTGTCCTGCAGCGCGCGATCGAGCAACCGGGCGAGGCCGGTGCGCGCGCTGGGCAATGTCAGCGACAACAGGAACAGCGCCGCCATGCAGTCGTTGATCGCGTTGTGGGCGTCGTAGAAGTAGCCCAGCGACGCCGCGATGTAGGAAAGCTTACGGCCCTCGACGCCTTCCTCGGCCCACGGGACCTGCTCCATGCTGCAGGCCCATGGCATGTCAGCGAAACCGGACCAGATGCGCTCGCAGAATGGGCGGTCGAATTCGGCGTTGTGCGCGACGACCAGGCCGGTGCCCTTGGCGAACTCCGCCAGGGCTTCCCGGTCGATCGACTTGCCGGCCACCATCTCGTCGGTGATGCCGTTGATCTTCGTCATCGCTGGAGGGATCGGGCAGCCGGGGTCGCTGTAGCTGTGAAAAGGGACGCCGATGCTGATCAAGCCACCGGCATCGGTGTATTCGAAGGGCACCGCAGCGAATTCGATGACTGCATCCTTGGCGTGGTCGAGGCCGGTAGTCTCAGTGTCGACGAAGAGGCCGCGATGCACTGGACCGAAACCAGGCTGCGTGATGTGCAGGCCTGGCCCAATCTTGATCCGTCGCAGGATCCGGTGGTCGGGCGAGGCCTCGACCAGGGCGAGGGCTTCGGTGAGATCCATCACCAACCCCGATCACGGTCTAGCTGATCGTGGGCCTCATCGCGTTCCGCATGGGCGGCATCGCGAGCCTCACGAAGGCAGGACGTGCTTTCGCAGGTATCGAGCCGGTCATAGTGGCGGTTCTCGATGAACCCCATGTCGGCGCCGCAGACCCAGCAGGAGCGCACCTTGCCTGCCGGCGGCTTGGGTGCGTCGGCCATCAGTCGGCCGCCTGCTTGTCGCCCAGCAGGTCAGGCATGCCATCAACCTTCTCCCGGTGTGCATTGACCGCGCGATAGAGGCGGGCGTGCTCCTCGGGCCGCTTGTCCTTGAGCCACTGGACCGCCACGGCGACCTTCTCGCTCATCAGATGCGCGGTGATGTCCTCGCCGGACTTGAATGCCTGGACCTCGTTGATCAGCTGGTCGACGACCTGCTCTGCCTTGCTCTTGCCGGACGGTCCGACGCCGCCGATGTCGTCGCCTCGGGCCCAAGCTGCCAGCTGCTGGCCGGCTTCCTCGCCGATCAACTCGCCATCGGGGAACAGGTGCAGATGCTGGCGCTGGATCTTTCGCGGCAGGTCGTAGTTGACGCGGCCCGGCTTATCGTTGGCGAGCGTGATCATCGTTGTCAGCTCGAACATGAACCGGCTGTCGCCGATCGGCGTCCAGCCCAGCGCGACCGGCTTCCCGTTCGAGCCGACTCCGGTCTTTTCCTCGGCGCGCATGCAGAACACGACCGGGATGCGGCGCTGCAGGAAGGACGAGATCATCGACTTGTGCGCCATCTTCGGCTTGATCCAGGCGCTCATGTTCAGCCGCTCGTTGTCGCCCTTGATCTCGTCGTGCCACTCAAGGACACCACCTTCGCCAGCCCATTCGTGGCTGAAGCTGTCGATCACCAGGACGCCATAGTCCTTGGCCTCGGCGTCCTTGACGGCCTGGGCGAAAAAGTCCGGGCGGAAGGGCGGCAGCATGTCGGCGACGTCGAAGTCGAAGTCGCTGGCATAGTGGGACATCCTGCGACCCTCGGTATCGAGCGCCGCGATCCGCTTGCCGCCGGCGATGCCCTTGGCGAGGCGAAGTGCGCTGTAGGTCTTGCCGCTGCCAGTGCCTCCGGCAACGCCCACGAACAAGCCGACACCAACGCGCTTGGCCGGCTTGAAGTCGAACATTGGACCCTTGTCCGCCATGGCCGTTACTCCGCCGCTTGGGCGTGCGCCGCCCGGCTTTCAGGAGTTGAGGCGACGTGGCCGTCCTCCATGACGATGCCGACCTTGCCGGTGCTGTCGACTGCCTCGGCCCAAACCTGGCAGTCGTTGGCGTCCGCCATCTCGTTCAGCAGCTTCCAGCCGTTCTCGTCGAGCAGCGAGCCGTCGCGGACGAGGATCACGCTGAGTTTGCCGCGCCCAGCCATGGCGATGGCGCAGGAGGCTCGCAGCTGCTCGGCATCGCTGGCCTGATCGAACGGAACGCCGTTCAACGTGATCATGTCCGCGCCAAAGCCTAGCCCCTCGACCGGTAGCTTGGCGGTTGCGATGGCGTCGGCCTTGGCCTTGTCGCGCGCCTCCATGGCCTCGGTGAGAGCGTCAGCCTCCGCCTTCGCCTTGCTAGCCTCGTCTTGCAGTTGCTTGCGGCGCTGCGCGAGGTTGATGACGCTGTTGGTCTTCTTCGCGGCGGCCAGACGGGCCTGGACGTCGGCCGCGCTCTTGGGCTCGTCCAGCGGCGGCGCTTTCTTCAGCTTGGTGGAGAGCATGTCGGCCCGCGCGTCGGCAGCCTTTGCTGCCTCCTCGAGTCCGTCAGCCTCGGCGCGTAGAAGCTTCGCTCGCTTCATGGCGTCGTCCGCTTCTTTGCGCTTGGTCTGGATCTCGGTCGCGGCCTGTTCGCGGCGCAGTTTCTGCGCCTCGATCTTGCCGTTGAACTCGCCAACCTGACCGATCTCCTTAACGATGGCGTCCTCGTCGACAGGCTCGGGCACGACCTCGGGGATCGCGATGGCGCTTGCCTGCGCCTCCAGTTCCTTCACCCGCCGATTGACGGCCGTGCGCTTTTCATAGTCGGCCCGGTTCAGGCCTTCCAGCTTCGCGAAATCGATGCCCGGCACGAAGCCCTTCAGCGCGTCGAACTGTTGCTTCGGCTGCATGCGAGCGAAGGCCAGCGGGTCGAGCGACAGACTGCCCAGCAGGCTATCCAGCATGCGCTGCGGGCTCGGGAATCTGGCGCCGTCTGCGCTCTCCACCGTGATCGTCGTGCCCGGCTGCTCGCCCTCGCCGCGCTTCTGGAACGTGCGGGTGATCACCACCTCGCCGAGGTCCAGCTTGATCGTGGCCTTGTCCTGCCCCTTGCGGATGGGCACGGCCTGGACGTTGCCAGCGCCAGCGAGCGCCCACCAGATGCTGTTCAGCGTCGAGGTCTTGCCGCTGCCGTTCTTCCCGGTGATCTGCACCACGTTGCCCTGCGGCGTGATGCTGACCGCAGTCAGCTTCTTGATGTTCTCGGCCTGCAGCCGGATGATCTTGAGGCCTGGCGGCTTCTTCGCGGGCACGTCGAGGGCGAGTTGGTCTGTCATCGGTCGGTTCCTTCGGTCAGTCGTGGATAGTGATCAGGCGGCTTTGGTTTCGAGCGGCCGCTGCCAGCGGTCGACACGATGCAGGCCGGCGAGCCGGCGCAGTTCCTTCTGCGACGATCGCCAGAAGGCAGGATCGATGATGCTGCCTTCATCTAGGTCGAAGCCCGGCCACTCGCCGCGCTTCATGCAGACGCCCCACATTTTGATGGCGAGCTCGACCATCTCCTCCGCCTCGGCGATCGCCTGGCGACCCATGCGCACCATGTTCAGCGCGTGCGGTTCGTCCTGCTCGATGACTGCGAACCAGAACTCGACCTCACCGAGGCCGGGGATCAGTTTCTGCAGACCGCGCGGATAGAGCACGGACTGGTAATCGTAGGACTTGTCGAAGGCGATGCTCTGCCAGTCGTCCGCGTGGCTGCTGCCGCTGGTCGTCTTCATGTCGGCGATCTCGACATGCCCGCCTTCGCGCACATAGTCGGGCAGGTAATCGAGGCGGCCCCGGCACCACACGCCGTTCTGCTCCTGCCAGGCCATGGTTACCTCGGCCTTGCCGCCCGTGAACATCTTCTCGAACCGGGTGCCGGCCAGCTGGTCGCGTGCCGCCTCGACCATCCGGTCGACCCTCTGCATGTCGTCCTGCAGGATCGGCACCTGGCCGGCGGCGCGCGCCTCGTCGCGCATGATCCGGGCGGCATCCTTGCGGTAGTTTTCGAAGGGCACCTGGATGACGTCGCGCCCCTTGCCGAGGAAGATCTTGTGAAAGGCGGTGCCGATCTCCATCGCCCGCGTCGGCTCTTTCTCCTCGAACATGCGCGCCTTGTTCAGCCGCGGATGCTCGTAGTAGGCGTGCATCGGCGTCTGGTTGACGAGCAGCTTCGACAGGCTGTTGCTGAGCGACGGCAGAGGGCAGGGGTCCGCGTGGTAGTCGCGCTCGGGAATGTCGTCGTAGAGTCCGGGGGCCTTGATCATGCTGTTTCATCCCTCTGATGTTGAACTTTCGCGGCCTCGCGCTCGGCTGCGTCTTCGTGTCGATGCTGGGCCTCATGCTCCTTCGCCTCGCCGCGGCGCAGTCTCGCGTCGCACCACGCGCAGCGCGGCGGATCGGGGTCGTAGAAGGAGGGCCGGGCGATCACTCCGGCACCCGGTGTTCATGCGGGCCAGACGTCTCGACGCAGGCATAGTTCTTGTCGTCGTCGCGCATCTTCGCGGCCTGGGCTGCCTCGCCGGGATCTCGGAAGACGGCGACGTGCGGGATCCATCTGTCGCAGAGGCGAAGCGCGTAGGTGACGTGCCAGGTGGAGACAGTCTTCGTGGCAGCGCTCATCGCGTCACCGGCCGCCGCTCGCCAACCCGCACGCATGCCAGCCACGTCCCGCTCGGCAGCCCGGCCGTCATGCGCTCGGAGGCGAGGTCCAGGTTGCACTCGGTCGCGCCCATCGGTCGTCCGCGCCGCTCGCAATCCTTGCCGGGTTCGCAGACCAAGAGTTGATGTGTCGGCGGGTATCGGTCCTCGCGCTCGGCGGCACGGGCCGGTCCGACGCCGATCACGACGGCGGCGACACCGAGCGCGGCACCGGCGGCCATGAGCGCGAGCTCGGGCCAGTAGCGGAGGAGCCGGATGCGGAGGCGGCGGGCGAGGGCGGTGGTCATGGCTTGCCGGCCAGTCCGCAATAACCCGTGTCGACCGTTGTCAAAGGGCCGGTCTCTCGATCTTCTTTACGATCGTGATGGTAGACGCGGCCTTGTTCATCGATTGCGTAGGGTTCTCCCCATCTCCACGCCATGCAGGCAGAGCCGATGCAGGGCGGCCAGCCTGCTTCCGTATCGGCATTCGGGCCGGGGTTTGGGCGGTTCTCGGCACTGCTGTATACTCGCGCGAACGGGCACCACTTCGTCTTGGCTTCGTCTTCGGTCACGACGCCACCGCCGCGCTCTCGCCGAGGCCGGTGTCCGCGATGACGTTCTCGGCATAGGTCGCGGCGGCCTCCAATGCGACGGCCATCGCGCGGGCCTCGGCGGCCGACATGCTGAACGTGGTCACATGGTCGGACTGATGGCTCAAGCTCAGGCACACGCGCTCGGTGTTAAAGCCGAGCGCAAAGCCGCGCGGGTGGTGAAAGACGCGGGACTGCATCACGACACCTCGATCGGCTTGTTGTCTTCGCCGAGCCGGTAGGTCTTGCCGGCCTCAACGCCGTTCTCGCCAACCTTGCTGGAGAAGATGGCCGCGAGTTCGATCTGCGATCCGTCAGCGCTCCACGCCCAGCGGGTGAGGACGATGGCGCCGTTGGCCCCCGCCTTCGCCGTGCTGTCGCGGCCAAGAGCAGAGGCAATGGCCCAGTCGCCGGTCGTGGCTGCGTGCGCCTCGGCGCCGGTCGTGGCTGCGTGCGCCTCGGCGCCGGTCGTGGCTGCGTGCGCCCTGGCGCCGGTCGTGGCTGCGTGCGCCCTGGCGCC